TCAGGCTTCTACTGTTCGCATCAGGGTTGCCAGCTCATCTTTCACCGACTGTACCTGCGGGCCGATAACCACCTGCAAATTGTGCTGATTTAACTGTACCACGCCGATCGCCCGGTTAGCTTTCAGGGCGTTGGTATCCACTTTTGACATATCCGCCACCGACAAACGCAGGCGGGTAATGCAGTTATCCAGCGAGGTAATGTTATCCGCACCGCCCAGCGCCGCCAGAATGGCAGGGGTGTTATAGCCGGATTTGCCCACGGTTCCTGCAACCGCCTGTTCGACGCTGGTGGCTGTTTCAACATCACGGCCTGGCGTTTTCAGGTTGAAGCGGGTAATGGCGAAGCGGAAGATGCCGTAGTACACCGCAAACCAGATGGCCGCCACGACCGGTACCAGATACCACTTGGTGGAAAGACCATGCAGGATACCGAACACCACGAAGTCAATCACGTTGCCGTCGGTATTACCGATGGTGACGCCCAGTACCGCCATGACGGTAAAGCCCAGACCGGTCAGCACGGCGTGGATGAGATACAGCACCGGCGCAACAAACAGGAACAGGAATTCGATAGGCTCAGTGGTCCCGCCGACGACGCAGGCGATCACGCCGGAGATCAGCAGCCCTTTAATTTTATGGCGGTTTTCCGGACGCGCGCAGTGGTACATCGCCAGTGCCGCACCCGGCAGGCCGCCAAGGAAGGCTGGCATTTTACCCTGAGACAGGAAGCGGGTGGCGCTTTCAGAGAAGCCATGAGTGGTCGGGCAGCTCAGCTGCGCCTGGAAGATGGTCAGCGCGCCGCTCACATCGTGACCGCACACCTCCATGGTTCCGCCCGCTTCGGTGAAGCGAATCAGGGCGACCAGGATATGCTGCAGGCCAAACGGCAGCAGCAGACGCTCACCGGTACCGAAGATCATCGGACCAAAATCGCCCGCGCCGTTAATGATGCGGCCAATACCGTTGATGCCCATTGCAAAGACTGGCCAGATCAGCGGAATGATCAAACCAAACAGACCCATCACCACCAGGGTAATAATTGGTACAAAGCGGGTACCGCCGAAGAAGGCCAGGGCATCCGGCAGGCGAATATTGTGGAAGCGCTCGTGCAGCATCCAGATAATCACCCCGGCGATCACCGCGCCGAGGATCCCGGTATCAATCGACTGGATACCAATCACGCTCTGAATGTTATTGGCTTTCAGCACGGCAGCGTCGGTGGTCGGCAGAATGCCTTTCGCGGTCAGCCAGAAGTTAACCGCCAGGTTCATCACTGCGTAACCCACAAAACCGGCAAACGCCGCCACACCTTTGTTCTCGCGCGCCAGACCCAGCGGGATAGCGATACAGAACATCACAGGCAGGAAGCTAAATGCGAAGGAGCCGACTTTACTCATCCAGATGAATCATGATTGAAGTGATATTAATATGTTAAATCAGATAGTTAAGGTTATGCGGTTTTTCTATGGGGCATCGGTGGGGCATTTTGAGTAAATGATGCGTTCAAAATGCCCACTTGGTCATGGTTATTCTCGGTCATCCATTTACCGTAAACCGTGAATAGCATTTGCGCTGACGAATGGCCCATCTGGTGCGCAACGAAATTTGGGTTCGCTCCGGCGACCAGTGCCCAGCACGCATATGTGTTCCTGGTTTCATAAGACCGTCTTTGTCGGACGCCTGCACGACGCAGGGCAGTGCGCCAGGCTGAATTAATGGATCCGGGGACGTAGCACATCGTCTTCTTACCGTTCATTGAAGTAATGGACGGCGAGAATATAAAGGTGCATTCATCGGTTCTCTTTTTTTTGTATTCCCGTAGGCTGACGCTTACCTTGTGGGATGCCATCATTCTGGTTAGTGGCATTTGCGCCTTGAGTGCATCAATTGCTGGCTGGGTCAGCTGTATTGTTCGAATCCCGGCGTTGGTTTTTGGCAGGGTGAAGTTTCCCTTCAGGGAATAGTTCCGTGACACTGTAACAGTCCAGTTGACAGTATCCACATCCTCCCAGGATAACGCGCTTAGTTCGCCATGCCTGACGCCTGTATTTACCGCAAAGATAACCATATTCTGAAACTGTAGTGTTGGGCAGGCCGCAACCACTCTCTGATACTCATCAGAAGTAAGAGGATCTGGAATGGGTCTTTCTTTTGCGAGAGGGGTAATACCTGCCATCAGATCGGTTTTCAGGTAGCCACTTTTGAAAGCAAAGCTCAGCATCCCGCCAAGGCATGCCATATAGCTATTGACTGTAGGAACGCTTCTTCCCTTTTTGGGTGGATGATTTAGGCCATGTCTGGTCTTCTGCCAGCCGTTCAGTAGCTCCTTCCTGGCGCTAAGGATATCTTCAGTGTTCAGGCTGCCGATATACCTGTGCTCACCAATTGTTTCGATAGTGGTTGTGAGGTGGCAATCGTAACGCCTCAACGTCCCGAGGCTAAGCTCCATCTCTTTAAGCCCAAGCCATTTCGATTTCAGTTCAAGTAGTGAGATTTGCTTTCTGACAGTGCTGAATTTCTCTGCGTTCGATGAATCAGGGAATTGCGAGGCATAATTGAATGTGCCTGTCTTTATCGCAAAGCAGACTGAAGCCCGAAGTTCGCCTGCCATTTTCCTGTTTTTTGGCGTGTCAGGAACGCCGAGATTTTCCCTGACACGCTTCCCCTGATATATGAACCATATGCGTAACGATTCGCCATGAACCTCTACGCCTGTTGGGTATGCTGCCATAATCATTCCTCGTTTGATGTGCCAAAGGACATTTAAGCAGATATTCTCCGGCGTTTCGCTGGGCTTTGGTGCTCGATCCAGTGGTTTATCTCATCGCGGTTATACATGATTGGGCTGTTTTGCTTAGGTGCCATATCAGGGGCAACATGGCGATAATGCTTTCCCTCCATCCAGGTAGACCGGCGGGCATGCTGAATCATGTGCTTTGACATGCCGGTTGTCGCAGTTAAAAGTTCCTCTGTGACCCATTTGTTCGGTACCAGTTGGATAATGTCGCTCATGGTTATCTCCAGGCAAAAAGAAGCCGCCCGTAGGCGGCAATAACATCAAGGGATGTGAGGCGGTGCTTTCGCACCCAATAGCCAGCTCATAACTGGCTATCAGTTGCGTCATGACTTCGATGCGCGGTAATCGTCTAACGCTTTAGCAATCGTCTCAATTGGGTCATGCTCCTGGCTGATAATTTCACGGATGCTTTCCTCGCTTGGGGTTATGCCTTCTCCATCGCCGAAGTAGAAGGCGAGTGCGTTCATAATTTCATCGTATGCTGACATAATCTCTCCTCATGCCGCACGCTGGGCGCGCAGCGATTTAATGTGCTCACTAGTCTCTAGTTCGGCGCGTATCTGCGCCGCCTCACGGTGATCGAGGTGCTCAAAATCATTGTTAAAACGGTCGATTGAAGCGGTGTTGATCCGGCCCTGCCTCCAGTAGCGTACTATCTGAGATGTGCAGCTGTGGATGATTACAGGCCAACCGTGCTGGTCAGCGTAAATCTGACCCCGCTGAATGAGTGCAAACATTAGGCACCTCGCTGCTTCTTCCTCAATTCGATAACACCCTGGTACTCCGCGCACGTCTGGCAGCCGGGAACGGCAGCGCGCCGCAGCGCCGGTATGTCCTCGCCGCACTCCGCGCAATGCTCAGCTGATACTGCGTTGCGGTTTACTCGGTGAGCAGAAAGGGCAGCGTTACGCTGAAGTTCTTCAATCTCTGCTGCGGTATCGATTATGTCGGCCATGTTAAGCGTCCCAGTTGATGCCAGCAGACACAAGCTGTCGGCAATGCCTAATGATTTGAGCGCGGTTGACGGTGCCAAGGCGCCACGGAGAACAATAAGGAGTGATGTCTATTTCTTCGTCCCAGCCAGCTTTATTGCGGGCATCCATCTCGCCCTCATGGTCGTGCGTCAGCATAATTAAATGGTCGTGGAGCACGAAAAAGGCATCGTAACTATCGCACTCGCCAGTCCAGTAATCAGGGGATCCCCAAAGGTGCCATTCGTCGTGATAAACCGTTCCATGACGGACTTCGAAATCACCATACTCAAGGGTGAAATCTGCGGCGTTAATGCTTCTTGGCCTTAGTTGAATAAGCAGCTCCATCGCCGATTTACTGAACTTCTTCTCAATGCGAGCCTTACGGTTTGAGAATTTGTAGCGAGCCATATTCAATGCTCCCGGAACTGTCGGTTAATTCGGTTGAAGGTAAACGCCAGCAATAAAAAAGGCCGCTTTAGCGACCTGGTGATTTGCGATTTCATGGCTGTATCCACCCCTTTCCTTTGACGTGCTGAATAACGCCAAGCTTCCTGAGTGACTGGAGCCGGCGGTCAAGAATACGGAAGACGTCCATTGGGTGCTTTCCTTCTGCTTCAGCAATGACAAGGCACTCCTGTCTCACGGAAGGGCTGAATAGCTCAGAAAAAGAGGTTGGCTGAGCACCGATAGCGCTTAACACCTCACTATCCAGTTTCGCGTATTTGATCACGATTCAACTCCGAATCGGCGATTAAGCCGCCCTGTGTATACGACGAACTCCAGGAGGCTAACTCCCAGAGCTTCAATTTTCTTGTGATGCTTGTTGATGATGGGAGGCACCGTTTCGTTCCAGTTCGGCTTTGGCTTCTTGCGCATGGCCTGCTGGATTTATTCGGTACAGCGGCGGCAGGCGGCGCGGATGGCATTTTCATTTGCTGGTGTCATAACCCCTCCATATAAGCCCGGACGAATTCTGCCGCAGCCTGCGCGTTTATGGCGTTGCCGTAGCCTTTGAGTCGGCCTGTGCGGTTGCTGCTTGCCACTCTTGCCACCCCGGACTCGACTCGTCCCAGGCGCGCGGCAGCCCCATTAACCAGCGGGAATGTGCCGGGTTCAACTGGACGCCATTTGCCATCTCGACAAAAGAGCCAGTCCGCATCTCGCCAAAAACCGTTAACCTCAAGGGCCCGCATGTGTACGCCTGGCGGGGTAGCTGATCCAGTCTCTCCTTTCCATCCCGCTGCGCTGTCATTCCCGCCGAGTCCTTCCAGTCGCGTGAGGTTGGTGTCACCCATGCCGCCAGCACTGCAAAGTCCTGAAGGTTTGGCTGGCGGCCAGCCTCCTTCCTCGCTATTACCTTTTTCCAGTCCTGGTAACAGTTTTTGACGTTGCTCGCTAATGGACTCGGCCACCCAATAAGCTCGTTCTCTGATGTGCGGCGCGCCGATGCTCGCTGACGTAAACGGCACAAGCCCGAAGGCGTATCCCATTCCTTCCAGGTCAGCTTGTACAAGGTCGAACCATGTGTTTGCGTTACCGCTTGCAACCTGTTCGCCAAAGACATGCTGAGGTCTGCGCTCGCTGATGAGGTGGAAGAAGTGGGGCCAAAGGTGCCGCTCGTCAGCAAACCCATCTCCTTTGCCTGCCGCGCTGAAAGGCTGGCACGGGCAGGAACCGGTCCAGACTGGTTTATCATCAGGCCATCCGGCGAGGCGCAGTGAATGCGACCAGACTCCAATTCCGGCGAAGAAGTGGCACTGCGTGAATCCTCGCAGATCGTCAGGTGTGACATCTTCAATACTCCTTTCATCAACTTCGCCCGGGGCGATATGTACGCCGACGATTAGGTTCCGCAGCCACTGCGCAGCGAACGGGTCGATTTCGTTGTAATAAGCTGCTGGCGTCATGCGGCCTCCCGGCGGGCGAGAAGTTTCGCCCCGAAAGCCATCAGCTCGTCCCGGTCCACAGTTGCGAAGTGGCAGTGTGTACGCGGGTACGGTCGCCAGATGATGAGCATCGACCCTTTATTGTTGCCGCTGACTGGCTTACCGGTGACCGGGTTGATAAATGCCAGCCGCCCGGCGGTGATAAAGCGAACTTCGCTGGCGGTCTGGATAGCCTCTTTGAACCAGCCAACCGATGTGTCTGCCGGAACCAGCATGACCGTGCCGATCTGATTGTTGCTCTCGGCGGCGGCCTTTTTCACAAACGGCGTGATGTCGCTGTATGGCGGGTTCAACCAGACGTAGCCGGGAATGCTCAGGTAATCAGCCCAGGGCGTTTCCAGCGTGTTCTGCTCGGCTGTGATGAACTTCCGGCACAGTGCGTTATGAGGAGCCGCGGCGGCATCCAGTTGGAAGCAGAACTCAGCATCAAGGGAAGTGAATAGTGCTGGTGGAGTGCGCCAGAGGTCGCGCTGGTCGAGCGGGGTTTTACTTCCGCCATAATCACCATTCGTCTTCTCGGCTGGAAGCGCTGCGGCGATGCGCTCACCAATCCAACGCATAACCGGTACTGCCATGCTATTTCCGATCGCTTTGTAGCGTGGCCCGTCCGGGCATTCATCAGCATTCTTCCCGCGCCAGCCGATCAGGGTGTGATTATCAGGGAAGCCCTGAAGGCGCTCACACTCAATCGGTGTTAGGCGGCGAACCTGCATACCCCACCCGATAGCTCCTACACCCATGCCAGCGCGGCCGCCATTCGGCGTCAACAGCGCGTTGGCTGTGCCGTCATTTCTCACTTCGACCGTACTTCCTTCTGATCGCCCTCGGATTGCCAATGTGAATGGTTCAGTAACTATCGCGTTTTCTTGTCCGTTGTTGCGGCCAAGTGTGTGCGCCAGTTCGCAATTGGTATCGGGATCCTGCGTACCGTGCACTGCGAAAGTCTCAGTATCAAAATCCAACCTGATTCCATGCGCGGTGCAGGCGGTCGCCACATCAATATGACCGGCAGTATTGCCACCGCCAAAAGCAATCAGGTGTCCAGCTTGTGCCTGATTGTCGTCTGCGCCACACGTTCCAACGCCTCGTGCAGTAAGGGCGGCAACAGCCTTTTGCGTTTCTCGGCGCGGCGCAGAATCCCGGCGCACGCTGTCGAGCTCAAAAAGTACCGCTGCGGGATCGAATCCTTTTCGAGCACTTGCGACAACGAACACACGGCGGCGTCGTTGGGCCACTCCGAAAAATTGAGCATCAAGGACGCGCCAGGCGATAACCCTTTTTGGTCCAGACACACAACCTGCGTGCGTCCATTTCCCCCCTGCTGGCTGCAACTCACAGCTTTCTCCGGCAAGTCCTGCCAGAAAGCACCCGAAGGCATTGTCTTTGCTGCTGAGTACGCCGGGGACGTTTTCCCAGACGATGATTGATTCTGGCTCACCGCGTTCGCGGCGCTTTGCGTCGATTGCATTGGCTAATTCCACGTAAGATAGGGTTAACTGCCCGCGGTCATCAGACAGGCCTTCACGTAAGCCGGCGATGCTGAATGCCTGGCAGGGCGTACCGCCGACCAGAACATCAGGCGCTTCAACTTCACCAGCGCGCACCGCATCGGCGATTTTGGTCATGTCGCCGAGGTTTGTTACTTCCGGCCAGTGATGGGCGAGGACTGCGGATGGGAATGGCTCTATTTCAGAGAACCAGGAAGGTTTCCAGCCGAGAGGTTCCCACGCTTTACTGGCAGCTTCGATGCCGCTGCACACGCTTCCGTATTTCATGCCGCCTCCTGCCTTTCCCGATATTCCTCAGCGAGCCGCTGCGCCTTTAATGGATTGCTGACCACTTCACCCCATGGCATTAGCCAGCCGTTACCAATGAAGGGAAGGCACAGTGTGCCAACCCTGATGTCGTCGTGAGCGTGAGTCATAACGAGGTGTCCTAGAATGGAATGTCGTCGTCGAACCGAGGGTTCTGGTTGTTATGCGAAACCTGACGGTTTGCCTGTTGCAGTCGGGAATCCGGTACCGAGTTTGGATCGGTCTGATTATTCCCCCATCCGCCATTGTTATTCGAAGGCGCACCCCAGCCACCGCGAGACGAATCGTGAGGTTTGCGGTCGTCTTTGTCTTTCATGGTGCGCTCAAGCGTAGCGATCGCTTCTGCTGGCGTTTTGTCGGTGAACTCTTTATAGGTCAGACGACTTCCCGGCTGGAAAACATGTCGGACTTCGAATTTGTAGCTGTCACTGCCATCTGTCTTGGTGGTGAGGATTTTTTGCAGGAATAAGCCGACACGCTTACCTTCAAGAGCAGGCAGGCACCATTCAGGACCGCTTTGCCCCTGGCGCTGTTGCGCCTGAGCGTCTTTAACCTGAGCAACCCACATAATTGCAGCAATCAGGCCCATACCGAATGTCTGGCTGCCGTCTCGACCGAGGAAGTTGATGCGCAGGAAATTTGCTTTCTGGCCGTCAGCGTCGAGCGAAAGAACAAGTGCCTGCGACTGTGATCCATCCTTGCCGAACTCATACACAGCGGAGGTGATCACGCCTTCGTATGCGCCGGTTTCAGAAATGCCAGCGGAGGATCCTGCTTTGAGTGCTGCTTCTGCCGACTGCTGGTTCCAGGTAAAGCTGATTGGTTGGTTCATCGTTATCTCTCTTATAAGTCAGTGAATTCAGAAATTGCGTTGTCGAACGCTGCCAGGTCGTTATCCATGTCAGTCACTTCCGGACCGAACAGGTCAGGAGGACACTTCACGGTGTCGTTGTCGTCGCCCTTCAACAGGAAAAGGTGTTTGCCGTCGCGCTTGATGATGCGCAGAACGATAGGGAAGTACCCTTCAGGAGTGAGCTTTTCGTTAAGCATCTTGCCGACGGTCTTCATCCTGATTTTTCCTTCGCTCTCTTCAGTGTGAGCGAGGAAATAGACGCGGTAGTCGTCCGGAAGCTGTGTGGCGGCTTCAATGATGCGCCAGGCGTGCTCCGCCATTTCGGTGAACTTGGTGTAGCCAGTCTCGTAGGCCCGGTCCATGTTCTCGTGCTGCATGACGGCCTGAAAATCATCGATAATCAGTATTTTTCGGCCACTCATCGCAGCGTTACGGATCACGTCAAGAAGATGCCGTCCATTGCGGATATCAACCACGTTCCCGCGCTGGATTGAGTTATCCGGCAGGCGTTTTCCGTGGAGCTTCCAGCCGTTATTACGGAACGGAAGGGCCTTACGAATACAGCGAGCGAGAATAGCGTTTTCCGGGTTAACGTTGCGGATGCTGTACGTCTTGCCATACCCGGAGTCGGCAAGGATGAGAGTCATCACCGCCATGAATTACCCCTTAAGCCAGTGTTTAATGGTGAAGAGAATGTCTTCGTCATCGCTGTTGCTGGACAACCAGCGGAGATAGCCAGGGTCGACCTTCGCAATCTCTTCGAACGTCAGGCCCTTGTGTTTGCCGAACCGGATAGCCTTAATCAGTGAAGGGCTGTTTGAAATGGCGCGCATTTCGCCAAACGTCCATTTCGCCAGGCGACCCATGTACAGAAGCAATTCAGCAGTTACGTAGCAGTCATACAGCGCGCGGTGCGCATACAGGCCTTCAGGCAGTTCAGGTTTCAGGCCCAGGCTGTAACGCAGGTACTGGTTACTGTGGCTTGGATGATCAGGGAGAAGAGCGCGGGCCAGCTTAGCGGTACAAATCCAGGGAGCGTCGATTTGCGGCAGCTTAGATTTATCGAACTTCGCGTTGTGTGCGACATAAGCCTGCGCGCCAAGGTAACGCCCGATAACCTCGCCAATCAGCGGGGCGTCAGCGACCATATCTTCAGTGATATGGTGGATAGCCATTGCCTCGAAGCTGATCGCTTCAGTGGGCTTCACAAAGTCGCTCATGGGATTGCAGATAACACCGTCGACAATATCAACGCTGGCTATCTCCAGCACACTGCCTTCCAGGCTGGTAGTTTCAGTATCAATAACTCGCAACATGCTTAATCTCCGTAAGGTGGTCGTTAACTGCGTCAAATTCTGCGAGCTGGTGGGCCAGTGATTCGAGGTCTGCCGGCTGCAGGTCATACAGCAGGCAGAGCATGGCAACCATCAGCAATCCGGTTTGCTGAGTCACCATCGCGTTCTCCGTGATGTCTTGGCGCGGGAAGGGTTCTGGCGGAAGAACCTCTCAGCACAGCCTTTGTCAGTGCAGAAATGCTTTTGTGACGTCGACATGTAGGTCGATACCGTCTGAACAGTGCAATCGCTCTTATGGCGCCGCGCACCGCAGTAAGCACACATTACAGAGCTGAGGTACTCGGTAGCCGAGTCGAGAATGATGCTTTCTGCAAAACTGCCGGGAACGCCACGGGAATCGACATACTCGATCATGTTCTCAGTTCTCCCGGCGCTGTTGGTGAATGACCCGCGCCCGGTAAGTTTGATAATTTGACCGCCGAGTTTCAGTCGGGATCCTTCTGGCAAACTTGCCAGACGTTCAGAGGTTAATCGCTCATAAGGTTGCATAAAGACTCCTTAAAAAGTGCGTGCGAAGGCCGCCCGCAAAAAGCCAGGCCGATCGGTTGAATAGGGTGGTTAATATCAGTGAACCATCGGCTCGCCGCGCTCATTCAGCAGCACAACGACGGAATCACTTTTGATGATGGTTTTTTCGAAGATGTTGAAGGCGTACAGGCCTTTCTCAACGTTCGCAGAGGCGCGATAAGTTTTGCCGTGGTGTTGCAGCATTGTGCCCGGTAAAACCTCGCTACGTGGCACTGATGCGGTGCCGTAGTGCATTCCAATCATACCTTCACCTCAACCTGTTCCAGGAGGCCAGCGATATGCATCTGCCAGCGGTTCAGCACCAGTTTTTCCCGCGGTGCCGATACCGACGTCAGCTGCCACTCGTTATCGTTGAGCTTTTTGGCGGTGTACTGCTTGCCGTTGTGGGTGACTGTCATGATGCCTCCCGCTTTTCTTTGATGTCGGCGCGGAGGTGAATCTCTTTCCCATCAGCTGTCGGGAATATCAGGATGTCATCACGAACCGCGAGAAGATGGGCCACTGCAAATAGCGCCTCATCTGTGACATCAAATTTCTCACCGGTGAACTCGCGAACGCCGGGCGCCAATTTGCTCGGCTTTGAACGACCCGCGAAAATTCGCTTCGTCAGGCCTGAAAAACCTACTGTGATTGGGTTGCTCATAAATCCTCTTGGCCTTATCGCGGCGAACGGAACGGTTAATACAAGACTTCTGCGCTAATGGGCGGTGGATGGCCGCCAGTTGTCATAACTAAGCCGCCTCGGTGAAGCGACTGAGGTATGAAAAAACCCGCCGTAGCGGGTTATTCTTGCTGACTAACAATTTCAATTTTCACGTTGAATCCTGGGTAGTCCCGAGCGGAGTCTAAATCCTCAAGGATTGCGCTGTGCAATTCGCCAGTCGACAAATTCGACTCTTCAAGCTCAGCAACTGTTACCCTTACAACAATCTCCATACCATTACCCTCTGTCGTTACCCGCTGACGGGCGTAAAAAAAGGCCGCCACTGGCAGCTTTAATCAATTTCTTCAACCGTGATTTTGCAAACGATGGCGTACCGCTTCACCGGGTCACCATCTGCGTCCTCTGGGCGTGCATATGAATCGCGTGTCATCAGATAACTAATGATGTCGCTAACCTCTGACATGTCGGGGCGCTTCGTAAACAGAGCATCAGCACCAATAATTGCGATTGTCTCTTTCATACTTCACCTCATGTGATTTGCCCGCTGACGCGGAAGAAATGCTTTGGCGATTGGATGGCCGGCGCTGATCTCCGGCTTACTGGTTAGAGCGCCCGCACTACCAGTGACGCTGTCTTGAGGCGCAGATTGGTTACTGCTTGCCATGAGCGCTGTGAATACATCGGTCGAGCATCAGCCTGCTCATTCATCCAATCCCAAAACATTCCCTGTATTGGTCAGCGCCAACTCTCTGCCAGTGTTGCCCGTTCTCACGCCGTTCTCGCTCTCGCGCGGGGATACTCTCTCACCGACCGGATCGCACCCGGTGATACAGCACGTTTACGTGTAGGGGTCATAACAGGTCATTGACGCTGTAAATCTGCATGTTGTTAAAAAGCAGGCGACTTGCTGTCCGCCGCTGGCTAACTTCGCTCAGCTGTCGATGTTTCGTTTCGATGAGTTAAAGATAACCTTAGTTATGGGTGATGGCAATAACCTAATTTATAATTATCATCACATAAGTTATAATCTACTGATAACTAAATGAATTTATTTTTGTAAAAAATGTGGCGGGGGGGGATTCCTGGCAATAAAAAACCCCGCAATGCGGGGCTTTCAATCAAGGTGGGGTTTAGAAATAACCACTGTCTTTGCAGACGGATAGCGTTGACAGGGTCTCGGCATCATCTCCGCCCATACCAATAAAGCCAGCGTGAGGTTTGCCATTGTTGATAAGCATGACCATGAAAGGAGTGTTTCCAGCATAGCCGCCATATGAGTTTTTGGAATTAACCAGGCCGCAGTAAGCGCCTTTCCCGTTGCTCACAAACTTAGAGTGCTTGAATCTGGCACTTTCTGGATCCTTCAATTGGTCTTTCACTGCTGCCTCAACAGCATTTATCTCCTGCTTCGTGAGAGACCTATATTTCCAGGCAGTTGCCGGTTTTTCGTTATCTGAATTGTTCGGCGATGGACTAACATCAATGCAGTTGGCCCATTGCTCAGTAATTCGAGCAATTCGGTCAGAGATAGCGAAATCAGTTTTAGAAAGGCTTGCCGCGAACACTTTTGTCTTGTCGTCAAGAAAAAGCATTCCATTTTTTTGTTCACTGATTATTGGTGAAATGATCACACCACCATTTGGACGTGTGGCTTTAAAGGATTTTCCATCAAATTCGACATTGCCTTTTCCGCCTGGAATCATTGGAGCATTAGCTCCATTACTGATGTCCGACTTAGCGTAATCGCAGCTCAGGGTGCTAGAGCCGATTGCGTTCGTAGTTAAAGCCAGTAAAGATAATGCTATTAGTTCTAATTTCATCCCTTCCCTCTTGATTACCAGATAGTAGATGTCCAGAACATGCGACCAATAATCTCTACACTCTCGATATCCGCTTCTTCATCAGGGTACTCTTCACTGTTGAAGCTGCGAATCACGATGCGGGTAGGACTCACACGATAAATGGATTTTAGCCTTTTCCATCCGTCCTGGCTTATTGCATAAACCTTGCCATCAACGATTTTTTTGTCGTTCGTGTTGATAGCGACCGTCGTCCCTTCCGGGATCATGGGCTCCATGCTATTTCCTGATGCCGGGAAGCACAGCACGCTATCTTTCTGGGCTCCCACCTTACGAAGGGTAGACTTCGCAAAACGAAGTTTGAATCCGTTATAGTCATCTTCCAAGCAGGAACCATCACCACACGCAAGTTCTATGTCTTTCAGATATGGCACTTCGACCTCGTCATCTGGCAGATCTGTTTTGCTATCCCAAGCGTCAACTTTACCCCATTCCGATTCTGGTGGGATAGCGGAGTCCTTGCGTCCTTCGTCCTTCATTGAGCCTATGCCCGAACTGAGCCATTCCGGACGCACGTTCAATGCATGAGCAAGCTCAACCATCTTACGGCTGCCTGTGGTTTTGCCTGATGTCATTTTCTGAATTGCAGGTTGAGATATGCCGACTTTCTCAGCCAGCTGCCCTTGGGATATGCCTGCGGCGCTCATAGCCGCGTTAAGTCGATCTGCGAATGTTTTCATAGCGCCAATATATAACTCAGGTTATGCAGAGTAAAATAACAAAGGTTATGGACAATACCCATAACTTGGGTTATCTTTTCATTAATCCAGTAATCGGATAGGTAAAATCCATGAACAAAGTTATTCAACGAGCTTTAGAAATCGTTGGCAGCCAGAAGCGACTCGCGGATATTTGCGGCGTTAGCCAGCCAGCGGTTCACAAGTGGCTTAACGGTGGTTCCGTGTCTCCGGAAAAAGTAACAGCCATCGTAAACGCTACTGGTGGCGAGATTAAGGCACACGAAATTCGACCTGATCTTCCCGACCTGTTTCCACACCCAGAAAACCATGCCGCTTAACGGCGGCCCTAACCACGAAAGGGAAAGCAATGCATTCACTTGCGTATCAACACAATACCGGAATACACCCGGGAGCGGTGATAAACCGCGCTCAAGCTAAGGCGGTGCCAGACCACGAAAAGATCCGCGATGCGGTCCGGGCATGGTCGTCGGCGCTGGACAATCAGGACGTCGTTTCTGCGCTGATCATCAACGAATACCGGGAGCAGGGCGGGACCGCTATCAGCTTCCCGGAAGACATCAGCAGGGCGCGCCAGAAACTTTTTCGCTTTCTGGATAACCGTTTCGACTCTGAGCAGTACCGCGAAAACGTCCGCCAGCTGACACCCGCAATCATGGCCGTTCTGCCTCTGGAGTATCGCCATCGACTTCTTCCCGAGGACAGTTTCATGTCCCGCTTAGCTCGACTTGAGAAGGAAACGAGCGAGGCGAAAGTGGCCGTTGCGATGAACGCTCCGCGTCACCAGAAGCTCAAGGAACTCAGTGAGGGGATTGTAGAGATGTTCCGTGTCGACCCGGACCTGACCGCGCCGCTGATGGCCATGGTCACTTCAATGCTGGGGGTTATGTGAGAGGCACCAGAAAAGAAAAAGCCCTTGAAGCGGTCACTTCAAAGGCCTTCCAAACACTGTGTTACGCCAAGTAACGGGAGTAATTATGGCAGAGAAATTGATGCATAACACGATGTTTTTGCCGCTCAGCCTGGAGAAAGAGAAGGTTAAGCATCTTGATCTTCCTGGCGGTCTCAGATCTCAAGGGTGGATTTACGCGCTCAAAAATCCATACATGCCGGGAATCTTCAAAATTGGAATGACAGTAAATGAGCCTGAAATGCGTGCTGCTCAGATTTCACAGGGCACTGGCATACCGGCGCCATTTGAAGTCCATAGCGCCTACTTTTCCGATAACCCGAGAGGCCATGAACAGGAGTTTCATCAATACCTGTCCAACTGCCGAATCAATCCTAGTCGTGAGTTTTTCAGATGTACTGAAGAAGAAATCGCTGAAGCAGCTGATGCAATCGGTTTAATCAGCCGTAGCGCCACGATAGAGGAACTTGCTGATTCTTATGACGTTATTTGCATTGAGCAGAGCGAACCTTTCTCTTTGCAAGAACTGTTTGACGATCTCGATATATCAGTTTTTGGCTGCCAGTACGCGGCGACAAAAAGATTGGTAGAAATTGGAAGGGAATACCTGCACCTCGTCAATAGGGGTGGTTGCTCGTTAGCGTTTATGGATGGGAGGGGAATACCTGTCGTCCGTGAGTACATTCAACATCGCGAAGCATACATTGCATCCCAAGAAGCTGCGGGTGTGTATGGTCCGCAGAAACCAGGAGGATTTTGATGGCTCGCTCACGAAACATCAAGCCAGGATTTTTCACGAACGACGAGCTTGCAGAATGTCAGCCACTGGCTCGCATTCTCTTCGCTGGTCTGTGGACTATTGCCGATAAAGAGGGTCGCCTGGATGACCGCCCTAAGAAAATTAAAGCCATGGTGCTGCCGTTCGATGATGTCGATTGTGATGCTTTATTGCAGCAGCTGCATCAGCATAAATTCATCAATCGTTACCAGGTGAAAGGCGATTCATACATTCAAGTTTCTAACTGGAAAAAACACCAGAACCCGCACTGCAAAGAAGCGGCAAGTGAGATACCAGAACCGTCTCAGAACCAAAATGGCACCGAACAAGAACAGTGCAATTCAGATGCAAAAGAGGAAAAGGAAGAAGAGGGAAAGCCTCAAGTCATTGAAAATAACGAAGCACAAGAAAAGCACGGTGCTAGTAAGGTGCAAGAACAGGTTAAGAACAGTTTAAATCCTGCTGATTCCCTTAACCTGATTCCTGATTCCCCTATCCCTGATCCTGATTCCTTGGTTAACACCCAAGCCGCTTACGCGTCTTGCGAAGAGGCCAATGCGGATATTCATGAGATATCGAGTCGGTACGCATTCGAGGGCCAAATCGTTCGGCTGAACCACAAGGACTATCAAGCATGGTTAAACCTGTACCCGCTGATAGACCTGAATTACGAACTTCAGAAGCTGGATATCGAGTTCACGCATGAGAAGCCAAAAAATTGGTTTATCACTGCCAGCCAGAAGCTGAGTTATCAGAACAAGCAAGCGGCAGTACGCGGCAAACCAGCCGCCAAGCCGGATCTGGACTTCAACAACACTGACTGGGCTTATGAGGTGATTCGATGAAATCTCTTGCAGAGCAGATGCGTAACCATGACCGCGAGCAGATGAGCCGCATGGCCCATAACCTGCCTGAGCAATATCAAGAGCGCGCGCCAGTCGAGCAGGTGGCTCAGGTATTCAACAAGCTGTTCAACGAGCTGCGCGCCGCGTTCCCGGCCAGTATGGCGAACTTCCGCACCCAGGAAGACCTGAACGAATTCCGCCGTCAGTGGCTGCTGGCGTTTCAGGAGAACGGGATCCACACCATGGCTCAGGTCGATGCCGGCATGCGTGTAGCTCGCCGCCAGGAGCGTCCATTCCTGCCGTCTCCGGGCCAGTTCGTCGCCTGGTGCAAACAGAGCGGCGGCGCGCTGGGTATCACCGTTGACCAGGTGATCACCGAATACTGGGACTGGCGTAATCGTTCGTTCGAGTTCACTTCCAGTGAGCAATTCCCCTGGTCGCAGCCGGTCATGTACCACATCTGCGTTGAACTGCGCCACCGCAGCACAGAGCGCCAGTTGACTCATGGTGAACTGGCACGCGAGGCGGGTGATCTGCTGGACATGTGGGAGAAGCGCGTCACCGAGGGTAAGCCAGTTCCGCCGGTACGCCGGGCGATTGCAGCACCGGCTGCCGAGCACGGGCCGACGCCGATCCAGCTGCTGCTGGCGAAGTACAACCGCAACAAGTCGAACGGGATGGTGTGAGATGACCATAACAATCCGTGAGCAGGTGCTGGCAGCCCTGCGCAATAACCCAGGACTGAACAACGCAAAACTGGCAGGGCTTATCGGCATGGACACCAAAAAGATATCGGGAACGGTGAGCACGCTGCTGGCCGACGGCCTGATTAGCTGCGAAGGAAAATACGGCCAGCGCCTTTACAGCCTGACCAGTTACGGCATGCGCTTCGCCCCTGACACGATACCGGGTATGAGGCAGGGCAAGTCGAAGTTAATTCAGCGGACGGACACAAACGTGATCTGCCAGGAGTGCCGCAACAGCGCGGCGATGAGAAGGGTATTGATGGTTTGGGGGAGGGTAGGGGTATGAAAATCGAAGATATCAAAAACGTTGCGGTGTTCTTCAATATGAACGGCAAGACAGTAGCGTTACGAATGGATGCTGAGCAGAAGCGGATCGTCGCATTAATGGCGCTTAACACGGCTGATGCTCGGGCAGAACTGATTGAAGTGCCGCACATGACTTTACCAGCAGACCCAGCCATGGAGGAGGCCGCCCAATGAGCAACATCGACAAACGCGCATTACGTGAAGCGGCGGCGAACGCAAAAATCGCTGGAGAGGCGCCAGTTATGCCGTTCGACCAGCGAATCACTGCACTGAACGACTTTCTGAAACATTGTACCCCTGAAACCGTGCTGGTGCTGCTGGATGAGATTGCTGAACTTGAGCAACGACATTGCGGAACAGCATTGCTTGAGCGAGAAGAAATGCACACCAAAACTCTGGGTAGGATGTTGGATGAGCTGGAAGCCAAGGACTCAACCATAGCCACTCAGCAGCAGGAAATACGAACTCTTCTTAATGCGTTAGAGCAAGCATCAGAGAAGAGAAATTCTGGCCTTCCTGACCAGAAGCGAATTATTGGTTGGCGAGCATCAGACTACACCGACGAGACATCTGACCCTGAGTTGGCTAAGAACTGGGCTGCAGCCATTGGTGTGCTGCCTATTTTTGAAGGCGACGTGAATACCAAGCTAAGCGCCGCCGCAGCCGCTAAAGGAGAGTGAGCATGGAACGTGAATATTTCATTCTGAGTACCGCACATACCCAGCGTGGCGACCCGTATATCACGCTGTGGGCAGCAGACAATAGCGGATATCGGTGCAGATGCCACACGGCAGGGCGTTATGCTGAAAGCCATGTGCTATCCAACCTCGGCTACTACAACAACGGCGTTCAGACTGTGGCGGTTCCGTGCGATGTCGCCGAGCAATTGTCTCACTCGGTCGCTAAAGGCTTCTTTGACGATAACGATGGTCGCTGGCTTCGTAATAACGCAGCGACCTGGAAAGAAATGCTGAAGCATGTCATTGCCGCGCCTAAGCACGTTCCGGCACCAGAATATCGCGGAGCACCGCGCAAGGTTGAGGGCTAACCCATGAGCACTATTACCAGAGAGTTCACCAAAGAGCAGTTACAGCAAATCGAAGCAGCAGCGAAAGAAGTCCTGTGGCCTGTCGTGTGGTCGGAAAAGAAAGCGCGAGAGCACTTCAGTGAAAAAATAACTCCCAAAGTGGTACTGAAGCTGGCGCGTATCGCGCTGGCATCGCTCGAAGCGGAGGCTGTTGGCGAGGTAGTCCTCGGTGAGTTTGACGATTGTGGATGCCACCCGGATGCAAGGGTGGAGTGCATAGCCGCTGATGGTCAGGCTGGCTGGGAGAATTTCAAAGATGGCACTCGGTTATACACCGCCCCTACAGTGCCGGTATCTGTGCCTGATGCGATGGAAATGGATGATGACTTTGACAGCGCGTTTGAACACGGAAAAGCTGTCGGCTGGAACGCCTATCGCGCAGCCATGCTTCAGGGTGCCAATGGCACCCTCACCAATGAGGGTACCATAACAGCCACGCAGTTTAAGCCGGTAGCAGACCTGTACGGCTTAACCTCACCAACTGGCGGTGAAACATCGTTCACTTTCGACGCTGTTGAAGCTCGCGATTTTATTGATGGCGGGTGGTCATGTCAGGAGTATGTGGAGCTTGGACGCTTTCAGGAGGCTGTGAGCGGCAACTCTCCGGTGATTCCGGGTTGCTCATGCCTAACCTGCCGCCCATTGACTTTTAGTGATAGCCGCTTTGTCGTCTGCCCTGAATGCGGCAACAAACGCTGCCCGCACGCCAATGACCACCGTAATGCATGCACCGGAAGTAATGAGCCAGGGCAGGAAGGTAGTGCGTATCCAGCAGCGCCGCAGCAGGAGGTAGAAAGCCAAATCAGGAAGGGTAAGACTGTGGCCATGGAAGAGTGGGAACTGGGGGCGAGGTTAACTAAGCATAGATTCAAACCATAGCTACCATACAAGCGAAATGGGAATCCCCATATCGACAGCCAGGGCCTCTCCGGAGGCCTTTTTCTCGCGTTGATTTTGTTGAATCAACCGTCCATAATCATGTCATCGGAGCCTGAACAACTCCGGTGACTTCTGCGCATTTAAGGGGACTTAAATGCGACCACAATCTGAACTCCTCACCTTGTCACAGATGCAGAAATGCACCTGCGATTTTCTTCATTCTGCGTTACCTCTCGGAGGTGGCGTATGAAACAGCCTGTTTTCTACCTCCGCGACGAACGCGTTCGCGATAACCTCATCGACTACATCAGGAAGCTGCCCGTTAACGACGCTCTGCCGCTCGTGGTGAAGTTTTCTGAGGCTGACCGCACTCTCGCCCAAAACGACCTCTTCCACGCTCTCTGTGGCGATACAGCGAAGCAATTGCAATGGGCTGGCAAGTCACGCGACCTCGCTTCATGGAAAGTCCTGTATGTCTCAGGCCATGCCATTGCCACCGGTAAGCCTGGTGAAGTGGTGCCGGGTCTGGAAGGGGAGTTCTGCGCCATCCGGGAAAGCACTGCGAAGATGGGCATCCGTCGCATGACCAGTCTCATCGAATACAGCCAGGCATTTGCTATGCAAAACGGCGTGCAACTCCGTGAAGTTCGCTACTCAGGTGATTACTTCGGGAGGGTTGCGTAATGGCTAGCCCTCTCGCACGCGTCATCACAAACGAAATCTTCCGCGTTCCGGCGCGCCGCCAGCGCAAGCCCGCGGTTAAGCCCTCCGACATCCCGACACTGAAAGACTACACATCCGACCTGGTCGATAAGAAATGGCTGCGTCTCGCGGCGAGGAGGGCGCATGGCTAATTTATGCAAAGCCGCACGCGGCCGCGAATGTCAGGTGCGTATCCCGGGCGTATGCAATGGAAACCCTGAAACCTCAGTACTGGCCCACATCCGAATTGCTGGCCTCTGCGGTACCGGAATCAAGCCGCCAGACCTGATCGCCACCATCGCATGCAGCAGTTGCCACGACGAGATTGATCGCCGCACCCGCTTGGTCGATGCGGAATATGCAAAGGAGTGCGCGCTGGAGGGCATGGCCCGCACACAGGTTATCTGGCTGAAAGAGGGGCTCGTAAAAGCATGAATGAATATCGCATCAGCCTCCCGTGGCCGCCGAGCAACAACCGCTACTACCGGCATAACCGCGGGCGCACGCACATCAGCACAGAGGGGCAGGCGTACCGCGACAGTGTCGCCAGAATCATCAAAGACTCAATGCTGGATATCGGCCTAGCTACACCCGTGAAAATACGTATTGAGTGCCATATGCCGGATCGCCGCCGCCGCGACCTGGACAATCTGCAAAAGGCCGCGTTCGACGCCCTGACGAAATCCGGGTTCTGGCTCGATGACCAGCAGGTCGACTACTACAGCGTGAAGAGGATGCCAATCGTGAAAGGCGGCAGGCTTGAACTGACCATCACCGAACTGGAGGTCGAATGAACCACACAGACTTCCTGCGGTACCAGGCAGAAAGCGTTAAGCGCGCCAACCTACCGCCAGTAGCAAAGCACAGCCAGACCAAAACCAACCAGCCACAGAAGGAAGCCGCATAATGAACCTCGAATCAATCGCTAAATACTTTGCGCCTAAATCACCGATGTTCAGTGACTCTCCTCACGCAACCGCATCAGACAGTCTCACCGGCACTGACGTTATGGCGGCGCTTGGCCTTGCTGGCCACAAGTGCGGGTTTGGTTTCGATCTTTACCTCTCGAAAATCGGCATTAGCAGCCCAGATATAGCACTGGAGAGACTCTATGAGCAGGCACGTAAGTTATCAGGTAAATTCAGAGCACTGTCTGAACTCGATGAATCAGCTCGGTCAGGCGTGCTTAAGGTTCTCTGCGCTTTTGCATACCAGGATTATTCAAGAAGTGCTGCCAGCACTCGAAAATGTGATTGCTGTGATGGTGGCGGATTTACAGAGGCGCAAGTGTTTACCAACAAGGTCTCATACCCATGGGGGAAACCGCCTTACTGGTCGAAAATGTCGCGTGCCGTTCGCCCAAGCGACTGGGAGAGCTGGACACAGGCGCGTGAGGTGGTGCGAGTTAAATGCAAGCCGTGTAACGGAAAAGGCGTTATCAGCAATTCGTGTCGCTGCCATGGCAAAGGTAAGGTGCTGGACAAGGCAGAAAGCGATCGCCAGGGCGTTCCGGTGATGAAAGCCTGTGACCGCTGCGGTGGAAGAGGTTACGCCAGACTGAAGTTCTCAACGGTGATAGAGGGAATTAATACTGTTGCGGAGATAAAGAAAACGGCGGCTTATGACCAACTTCAGCCGCTCTTTGAGGAACTTGTCGCCGAATGCCATAAGCAGGAGTCTATGGCTGATGCCATTCTCTCAAAAGTAACGAGATGAAAATAATTTTCTCTGATATTGAAAATATATAGGAAATAGGTATTGCATTTCGCGGAAAAACTGGATAGATTCATCTCTAACGCTGGGAATCCGTTCAGTCGTTCCGAAGCCAAAAAAATTCAAGCCCGAGGTTAGCGCCTTGGGCTTTTTTATTTGCGGTACGCCGCACACCGAACCCACTACCTGGGACCCTTCGGCCAGAGAGCCGGCATTGCCTTACCCTCATCTTCCTGGCTATTCGCCAGGTTTTTTATTCCAGGCTCCGGGAACCATCATCGACACGCCTACTTGTTAAATCGTCCCGAGGGCCTGATCCCTTACTACAAACAGCACCCCGTTCTTTCGGAGGTGATATGGCTAAACGTATGCAAGATAAAGAAAGCATTGCCGGAGTGTCATGGCTGATTGTCCTTGCTCTGTCATGCTGGGGCGGCCTGGTCCGATACCTTATTGACGTGAAGCAGAACAAAGCCGCCTGGAGCTGGGTCAATGCGCTGGCGCAAATTGCAGTGTCCGGCTTTACCGGTCTTATTGGTGGCCTAATCAGCGTTGAAAGCGGGCTTAGCCTTTACATGATCCTGGTTACTTCTGGTATCAGCGGGGCGATGGGGTCCGTGGCACTGACGTACTTCTGGGAACGTCTGACGGGGATGAAGAATGCAAACCAGTGATAAAGGCATTGCCCTGATCAAGCAGTTCGAAGGCTGCAAGCTCACCGCGTATCAGGACAGCGTCGGAGTGTGGACGATCGGCTATGGCTGGACCAAGCCTGTCGACGGCAAACCGATCCGAGCCGGGATGACGATTAAGCAGGAAACTGCAGAACGCCTGCTGAAGACCGGGCTGGTCAGCTATGAAAACGACGTGTCCCGCCTGGTCAAAGTTGACCTGACTCAGGGGCAATTCGATGCTCTGGTGTCGTTCACTTACAACCTCGGCGCCCGGTCACTGTCGACATCGACCCTTCTGCGAAAACTCAACGCCGGTGATTACGCTGGCGCTGCCGATGAGTTCCTGCGCTGGAATAAAGCTGGTGGTAAAGTCCTGAATGGGCTCACCCGTCGCCGGGAGGCAGAGCGGGCTCTGTTCCTGTCATGATTGGCGATATGGTCAAACGTTACTGGTTGCAGCTGCTGGTGGTGGCGTTAATCGGCGTGCTGGCGTTCTTCGTAAACCGGTACCGCGACAACGCCATCACCTACAAAGACCAGCGCGACAAAGCCACCAAGAGTCTCCGCCTGGCGAACGCCACCATCAAAGACATGCAGGTGCGTCAGCGCGATGTTGCTGCGCTGGATACCAAATACACGAAGGAATTGTCCGATGCGAAAAAAACCATTAACGATTTGCGTCGGGATGTCGATTCTGGCGCTAAACGGCTGCGCATCGCCGCAACCTGCCCTGGAGTGCCAAAAGCCACCTCCTCCACCGGCGTGGATGATGCAGGAGCCCCCGAACTTACTCCAGACGCTCGACGGAATTATTTCGATCACCGGGACGGAATCGCAACCGCTGACAAGATGATTCGCGGCATGCAGGACTACATCAAAGAGCAGTGTCTTAAATGATTCGTTACCCAAATAACAGAGCCTGACTTCGGTCGGGCTTTTTTATGCCCGCAGTAAACCGCGCATCGCAGCGCATAACAATCCCGAGTCTTTCAGAAAGCTGAGCCTGAGAACTGCCGTATATGGTGGCGACCATCTCGGGGCGGCTTTTCTGTGCGAACAGGCTCATCTTTCTAAAGGAACATCGCCATGCAATTAGTTGAAATCAAGAAGCTCGACCTGGTCACCAACTCGGCAGTGATCGCCAGTGGTGTCATGAAGGATCACAAGCCAGTGATTCAACTCATCAGGAAGTACAAAAGCGACCTCGAAGAGTTCGGAAGGGTGGAATTTGAAATGCGACCCTTTCAAACCGATGGAGGCATGCAGAAGCAGGAAATAGCACTGCTAAACGAACAGCAAACCACGCTGTTGATCACCTACATGCGAAACAATGAAGTTGTGCGTGAATTCAAAAAGCGCTTGGTATATGAATTCTTCACTATGCGCAGCGCGCTGGCGAAGAAGAAGATGGATCGCAACTCGGCGCGTCTGGAGTACAAGCCTATGACCGATGCCATCAAGCATGAGCGTGAGGCGCAGGGTAAGCAGATCGCCCCGCATCACTTCAGCAACGAAGCTGACCTGATTAACCGACTGGCGCTGGGCATGACGGCGGCCAAGTTCCGCGTGCATCACGAAATCGGGAAGAAAGAGCCGATCCGCGATTACCTGACGCCGGAACAAATTCACTGCATCACCGAGCTACAGCGCGCCAACACGGTATTCATCAGCATGGGGTGGGACTTCGAACAACGCAAAGAAGTGCTGCGCGGCATGTTCGAGCGTAATCACCGCCAGCCACTTATCGAAGAGCAGCACCGCTTGGCCGCATAACCACAAATCTGTGGTTTTTGAGAGCCACTTTCACAACGGCTTTCCATTACAAAGCTCACCTGCTGGTGGGCTTGATAATGGTATGTATTGTCTTCGGGAAGGCTTTGTAGATGTTAAGCGATTATTAAGAGGCAATCATGACTTTAGCTGAACGTGTAAAGAGAATTGAGAGCGAATTAAAAGATATTAAATCGCAACTCAATTCTGGTACCGATTCTAGGAAAACAGCAAAAGCAATGCCCTTATCCAGTCTTGCAAAAGAGGGAGGTATCCCTGGGGGGTTAGTTAAAAAATGTTAACTCAAATACTTGATTGGAAAAATCCATCGTAAGGGCGCCCATTTTAATTAGTTGCATTCCGAAAACGACTTGGAATTTTCTCCCGTTACTTACCAATGGTACTGAAGTCAATTCTGTTGAAAAAACTCTTTCGTCTTCAGTGAACGATATTACCGCGTGCCGAACTGTAGTTTCTATAGTTGAGGTGGCTCCGCTTACAGTTGTTTTTTCCGCGACTGGGAGTTTTAAATTGTCAGCAAAGTCTGAATCCACATAGCAAAGATCTGCTCCGGTATCTATAAGTGCGTAGGCACCAGCCTTCAATCCATTTGGTTTATAAACGTTTATATCTTTTGGGCTACTTGGCCATATTGTCAATGGAACTACGGGAATTGCATGCTCCGTGGGGGTATCTGATACCGATCCATCAATAGGGGAAATAAATTTGATTTTTACTTTGGTGATCATCCTTATTCCTTCGAAGAGTTATTCAGCCATCCCTCTGCGCATATGTGCGCCAGTGTCCCACCACTGACGGGCTGAATGCTTACCTTACCCAGGGTTAATGACAAGTAACACCCTGATATTCAAACAGTAGCCGCCATCGTGCGGTTTTTTATTGCCATCACCATGGGTAGGCTCATCGTAATGGCAATACCCTAACAAACGGATAAAGAGGCTCTCAATGTCCGACATCTACCAAATCACGCTAACCACCCAAACAGGCGAAACCTTCACGGGCAAGATGTCACGACGTCAGCCTGAGCTGGTGAACGGCTTTGTGCCGCTGGCGACCGAGACGGGCGAGTGGCTTTACTTCGCTCCTGACGACGTGAAGCGCGTGCAGTTCACGCCAGTACCGACAGAGCAGACCGAACAGTTAGACGAAATTGCAGGTTAGCCAAAACAAAGGCGACCACACCAATAGATCAGGCCGCCGATTAAAAATGTTTATGAATTACTCGCGCTGAATTCTTTCCCATTCAGCCTTGTAATGCTCCTTTTCGTCGACGCATGAAGGGCATAGCAGCCCTCCATAATACATTTCATTTTCAATAGCACCTTCGAGATCGTCACCCTCAAGTATGACTTGGCAGTCGTTATGATGTCCTCCAGGGTTGGTAACTCCATCACATTTCTCGGTTAAGAAAGGTTCTAAAACTGCCTGTTGCTTCGCGGTTAAGCTGTCGAATCCATTATCAACTGCTCTTTGGGCTAATCCTGGAACCATCGTATTTTGATTATGAAAACGATCATGTTTTAGCATCGCATCAAGAAGTGATTCTGTAGACATTAAAACTCCTTTTAACTTGGAATAAACATGGCACTCACTGACAAGCAAGAAATGTTCTGTCGCGAGTACCTCATCGATTTAAACGCCACTCAAGCGGCTATTCGGGCGGGGTACAGCGTCAAAACCGCAAACCGCATAGCTGCCCAGAACTTGTCAAAACTTGACATCCAAAACAGAATCGCCGAACTCAAAGCAAAGCGCAACGAGGACGTCGGCATTGATGCTGATTATGTGCTGCGGCGCTTAGTTGAAATCGACCAGATGGACGTTCTGGACATCCTGAATGACGACGGTAGCCTCAAAGCGATCAGCCTATGGCCCAGATCGTGGCGAACGACGCTCACCGGGCTCGATATCAGCACGACCATACAGAACTTCGACGAGGAAACGGCGGAAACCATCCTCAAAAAGATAAAGTGGCCTGACAAGGTGAAGAACCTTGAGTTGCTCGGCAAGCACGTTCGCGTGCAGGCCTTCAAAGAGCAGGTTGAGCAGAAAGTCGTAGCGACCCACAACGTCATGCTGGTACCGACTAGCGACAACGTGGATAGCTGGGAAGCGGCAGCACAGAAGCAGCAGAGCGAGGTTCTTGGTGGATGAATTACAAAGCCGTCTGGAAACCTCTGCCGGGATCGCAATCGCTCTCACTGAGCTGCCCCTGTAACGAAATTCTCTACGAGGGAACGCGCGGTCCGGGTAAAACTGCCGCGCAGCTGGCGCGTTTCCGTCGCCTCGTTGGCCTGGGCTATGGCTCGTTCTGGCGTGGCGTGATATTCGATACCGAGTATAAGAACCTTACCGACATCATCACCCAGTCGAAGCGTATGTACCGCCTGTTTAACGACGGTGCGCGTTATCTGGCGTCAGCATCTGAGCTGCGCTGGGTGTGGCCTACCGGTGAAGAGCTGTTGTTCCGCTTCGGGAAGGAAGAGGGCGACTACTGGGACTATCACGGTCAGGAGTTCCCGTTCATTGGCTTCAACGAGCTGACCAAGCAGCAGTCTGGTGAGTTCTACGAGATGATGTTCTCCTGCCGGCGCTCATCGTTCAGGCCGGAGAATTACCCACGGGAAGATGGCTCGCTGCTGAGGCCGATCCCACTGGAGACGTTCAGCACCACAAACCCGTTTGGCATTGGCCACACCTGGGTTAAGAAGCGCTTCATCGAGCCAGCGCCGCGCGGCACCATCATTCGCGAGACGCAAAAGGTGTTTAACCCGCAGACCGAACGCGAAGAGGACGTGACGCTTACCCGTGTTGCGATTCACGGCTCGTTCAAAGAGAACCCGTATCTGGATCCCCAGTACATAGCCACACTTATGGCCATCAAGGACCCGAACCGGCGCAAAGCATGGGTCGAGGGCTCATGGGATGTCACCAGCGGCGGGCGCTTTGACCATCTATGGAATGCCTCGCATCACGTCATTAAGCCGTTCCGCATTCCGGATAGTTGGACAGTTGACCGCTCCCACGACTGGGGTGAGTCGAAACCGTTCTCAAACCTTTGGTGGGCGCGTGCCGACGGCACCGCCGCCGAGCTGCCTGATGGTCGCCAGTTCTGCCCGCCGGCTGGGTCGCTGATCCTGATTGGCGAATGGTATGGCTGCCCGCCTGATGAACTGAATAAAGGCCTGAATATGTCATCCACAAACGTCGCAAAAGGTGTGGCTTGGGTGGATAAGCGGCTGGTGGGCGAAGAGCTTGCTGAGCCCGAGGAGATAAAACTCAACGGGGTAACTCAGGGGCAACTAAACATTTAGCCCGGCATCTGCAAGAAGGTAGTTCCCGGCCCTGCTGACGGTGCGATCTACAACACTGGCGATGACGAACTCTCCATTGCACAGAAAATGGAATCGCAGGGCGTCAAATGGGTGCCATCCAATAAAAAACCGGGATCGCGCGTGAACGGCGCGGCGCTATTTGCTGACATGCTCGAGGCCGTGATTGAAGGTAAAAAGCTGGAATCCGGCATCCCAGAGAAACCTGCATTTTACGTTTTCGACTATTGCCGTGGCTGGATAAGCCGTGTGCCGGTACTCGTGCGCGACAGCAAAAACCCTGACGATGTAGATACCCAGCAGGAAGACCACGACTGGGATGCTACACGATATGCCGTTCTGCATTCACCCCCGAAGAAAGTCGGCAAAGTCACCAACCTGAGGCTCTAACTCCATGCCTGACATTTCAACACCCAATCTGGACTATGGGAACATGGTCGAGGCGTGGGATATCAACGATGCCCTGATGGGCGGCACGCTCTATATGCGACAGCTTGGAGAGTCTTATCTCCCGCGCTGGCCAAAAGAAGACAAAGAGGACTACAAAAAACGCCTCGCCGTGGCCACGCTTCTGCCAGCCTACGAAGAGACCATTAAGCAAAACATCGGGCGTGTATTCGCCGAGCCCATTAAGCTTGCCGAGAATGTGCCTGATGAGCTGCGAGAGTATGCGAAAAACTTCGACCTTGAGGGGACGCGCCTGGACGTATGGGCGCAGGCATTCTTCGGTCTGGCGATGCAGTATGGACTCTCCCACGCGCTGGTGGATTATCCCAGGGTGGACACCGAAAAGGTGAAAACCAAAGCGGAAGAGAAAGCTACTGGCGCGCGCCCATACGTCACCATGCTCAATCCCCGGCAGGTGATCGGATGGAAGTCGAAAATGGTAGACGGCAAAGTGGTGCTGACCGAGCTGCGTATCAAAGAGGTAGTTATCGAGGACGGCGACGACTTCGGGCAGACAAAGGTCGAGCAAATTCGTTATCTGACACCTGGAATGGTGCAAATCTACCGCAAGTCGAAAGGTATCGATGGGGCGGCGAACTGGGAGAAGTTCGACGAATGGACAACATCTCGTAAGGACATAACACTGGTGACGCTCTACACCAAGCGCACCGGGTTTATGTGTGGTTCACCTCCACTGCTCAATATGGCTCTGCTGAACATCAAGCACTGGCAGAGTCAAAGCGAGCAGGACAACATCCTGCATGTCGCCAGGGTGCCGTTGCTCACGGTGTTCGGTTTGGAAGAGGGGCAAGAGCTGATAATTGGCTCGTCTTCAGCTACGTCGTTCACTGATCGGCAAAAGCAGGGTCTGGAGTACGTCGAGCATACAGGCTCCTCCATCGGTGCTGGTAAAGAGTCGCTGGCAGAACTTGTGGAGCAGATGCGCCAGGCTGGTGCGAAGCTGCTTCGTACGGAAAACACCTCTACCAAATCGGTAGACCAGACCTCTGAAGAGAAAATGCAAGAGCAGTCACCGCTCTACACCATGGCTACCAGCCTTGAAGATGCGATCGACAACATTCTGCAAATCATGGCCGAGTACATCGGCGAGAAAGATGGTGGCAACGTTGATGTTCGCACTGAGCTGGATATCGAATCGACCGTATTCAATCCGTCCGCCGCGCTTGCCATCCAGGCACTGCGCCAGGGTGGTGATATCCGTCGAGCTGATGCGATTAAATCGCTACAGAAGTTGAACATTATTGATGCCGATGCGGATCCTGATGTGGTTCTGAGCGAACTGCTGGCTGAGTCAGCATCTCTGACTGAACCGCCACCGGGCGAGGTGTGATATGGCTCGTTCGGTAAACGACAGGTTGCAGGACGAGACCATAGCTCACGGACTTTACGTGACGCGCTACGGGACGGGTGTTGCCCGACGAATGGTGGGGCTGCTTAACAGGATGGATGCTGATCTGGCTGCCCGGCTGCTTGTTCTGCTGGAGGGTAAGCGCGCTGATACCTACAGCGCTCGCCGCCTGGCTTCGCTGCTGGCTGGTGTGCGCGACCTGAATCAACAGGCCTATGAACCGGTGAATGCTGCGCTGGCACGTGAACTGACGCGCTACGTTGAATATGAGGTCGGTTATCAGTTTGACCTTTTTAGCAGCATCATTCCGAAGCAGATCCTCAGGCATGTACCGCTCCAGAGCATCGCGCCTGAGCAGGTTTACGCCTCAGCAGTGACTCAGCCATTCCAGGGGCGCTTGCTGAAGGAGTGGGGCCAGAAGCTTGAAACGGATCGGCTGGATAAAATCACCAACGCTGTGCGCACCGGTTTCCTTCAGGGTGAAACGGTAGATCAGATCGTTAAACGCGTTGCCGGAACGCCGAAACTCAATCGTGAAGATGGGGTGATTAACGCCTCCCGTCGCGACCTGGCGGTGGTGGCCCGCACGGCTGTAAATCACATGGCCGCTACTGCGCGTCAGGAGTTCGCACAGGGCAACAGCGATATCGTAAAGGCCAAACAGTGGTCCTCAACGCTGGACACTCATACCAGCCAGTGGTGCATTATCCGCGACCGAAAGCTTTACACGCTCGACGGCAAGCCGCTGGGGCATGAAATTCCGTATCTGCGCGGACCCGGCAAAATCCACTTTTGCTGCCGCTCCGGTGAAATCCTGATTACCAAATCGTGGGAAGAGATGCAGATAGCCTCTGGCGAACTGAGAAGCGCCACACGCGCTTCGATGGATGGACAGGTGCCATCGCATACCAGCTATGCCGAATGGCTCGTCAGGCAACCGTACGCACGGCAGGAGCAGGTGCTGGGCGTTACTCGCGCGCGGATGCTGCGTGACGGCAAAATCACCGTGCCTGAGATGTTCAATGATGCCGGGGAGTTTCTGACCCTGGACGAACTGCGCCGCGTGGATGCGTCGGCGTTCCAGTAACAAAAAACCAATCAATATCAGGCTGCCTTCGGGTGGCCTTTTTTACGCCTGCCGCTAAGCGGATGCGACGCGGTGACCGGGTCGGATGACCTATTACCAATGGCCGGAAGGCTGGAGCAAAAACAATGAAACTGAAACTTGATGCTAACGGAAATGTGGTCGTTGAAAACGGTATGCCTGTGTACATCCATGATGATGGCAAAGAAATCCCGTTCGACGCAGCCGCAGCGATGACCAAAATCACCTCCCTGAACGGTGAAGCTAAAACTCACCGTGAAGCGAAGGAGGCGGCGGAAGCCAGTCTCGCGAAATTCTCTGGCATCACCGACCCGGCCAAGGCGCTCGAAGCCCTGGAGATGATGACCAAAATCGACCAGAAAAAACTGATCGATGCTGGTGCCGTTGACCAGGTAAAGGCGGAGATCACCAAAGTTTTCCAACAGCAGCTGGACGAGGCGAACGGCAAGACCAAGCAGCTGGAAACTCAACTCTACGACGAGATGATCGGCGGCCGCTTCGGTGGCTCTAAGTTCATTTCCGAGAAGATGGCGATCCCGACTGAGTTCGTGCGTTCCTACTTCGGTCAGAACTTCAAAATCGAAGAAGGGAAGGTTGTGGCCTACGACGGCCAGGGCAATAAGGTGTTCTCTCGCACCAAGCCCGGCGAGTTAGCCAGCTTTGATGAGGCCCTGGAGTCTCTGGTCGAGTCGCATCCGCAGAAAGATTACATCCTCAAAGCGTCCGGTAATAGCGGCGGAGGTTCTCACCAGTCGCAGCACCAGGCCGGGCAAAAAACCATGAAACGCGATGCGTTTGATGCATTACCTCCAGCAGAGCAACAGGCTGTGATTGGCGGCGGCACAAGCATCGTTGATTAATCGAAAGGAATAAATACATGTCTAATACTTTGACTGGCCTGATCCCTACCATTTATACGGCGCTTAACCGCGTTTCACGTGAGCAGGTAGGTTTTATCCCGGCAGTGGCTCGTAACGCTAAGGCCGATGCTGCAGCTAAAGACCAGACCGTCACCGCGCCAGTGGCACCAAAAACCACCACGGTAGACATCACACCGGCACCGACCGCACCAAACGACGGAGATCAGAACATCGGCACCGTGGATGTCAAAATCACCAAATCAAAAATGGCTCCGGTCAAATGGAACGGTGAAGAACAGTTGGCGATGGGGCCATCAGGTAACTACGACGTTATCCTTGCCGATCAGTTTTCTCAGGCCTTCCGCGCGCTGAGCAACGAAATGGACGCAGACCTGGCTGCGCTGTTCTACAAATCTTCCCGTGCAGTTGGTGCACCAAAAGAGACGCCATTCAGCATTAAAGACGATCTGTCTGATGCAGCGCTGGCGCGTCAGATTTTAGTGGATAACGGTGCACCGACTACCGACATGCGCATGGTGCTGGGCGGCGAAGCGATGGCCTCAATTCGCGGAAAACAGTCGGTTCTGTTCAAAGCGAACGAAGCAGGTACCGATCAGCTTCTGCGTGAAGGTATTATTGGCCGCGTGATGGGCTTTAACCTGCACGAATCCGCCAACATCAAGCGCACCGCGAAAAGCACGGCGGCGGGCTATAAGGTCAACGGCGCGAAGAAAGAGGGCGACATCATTGTGGCCATCTCTGCGGGTACAGGTGGGATTGCAGTCGGTACTGCAGTGAAATTCGATGGTGATGACAATCAGTATCTGGTCGTTGCCGCCACTTCTTCCAGCATCACCATTGGTGCGCCGGGTCTGCGTCAGGATCTGGCAGACCAGGCAGCCGTCACCGTGCTGAGCGAGTTTGCGCCAAACATGGCATTCGACCGCAACGCATTCCTGCTGGCGTGCCGCACCCCGGCAATGCCAAAAGGCGGCGACACCGCCGACGATGTGATGAACGTGACCGACCCGGTATCCGGCATCACCTTCCAGATCGCGCTCTATCGCCAGTACCGTCAGGTGCGTTACGAGGTTGGCGTGGCATGGGGTGTGGCATCTGTTCAGCCTGAACACTCCACCATCATCATGGGTTAACCACTGGGGCTTCGGCCCCTTTTTTTTCAGGAGGCCCAATGGCCGGATTAACCAAAGAGCAGCGCGCGCAGCGTGAGGCTGAAAAGCTTGCTGAGCAAACTCCTGCCCAGCAGGAACAGCAGCAGGAACAGCAGCAGGAACAGCCAGGTATTGAGCTGGTGGTCATGGTGCGAGATACCCCAGAGTTCCCCGGTGGCCCGCTGAGCGCTGAGGTTCACCCTGACGAAGTGGATAACTGGCTGGCGCTGGACTGGCGTCTGGAGGGATAGCCATGCTGGTTGCCGATCCACATTCACCGGGCTTCAACACTTACGCCAGCGTTGCTGACCTGCGTGCGTTCGCGGCGGGGCGCGGCTACACCGTGCCTGCCGATGACGACGAGTGCGGCATGTTGTTGATGCAGGCGATGGACTTTCTGGAAGGGAAGGCCTGGTGCGGTCAGCGCTTCAGCACATCTCAGCCGCTGTCGTGGCCGCGCTCCGGCGTGCGCTTTGATGGCATTGACCTGCCGGATGACACCATCCCGCAGCGCCTCGTTGACGCACAGTGCCGCCTGGCTATCGAATCGCAGGAGATTGACCTCACGCCGTCGGTCTCCGGTGGCGGCGCGGTCATAGCTGAGAGCGTACAGGGGGCCGTCTCTGTGCAGTACGAGCCGGGAACGAATAAGGCCACTCCTTCATTCCCCTGGTTCTATTCCTCGCTGCGCGGGCTTGTGGTGGGCGGCAACCAGGTCCGGATCGAAAGGGGGTAGCATGGCAATCGACTATCGCCGCATGCGCGCCACGGCAACGCGGCTGCTGACGGAGAACGGCAAAGCCTACCAACTGACTCGCGGCGGAACCACCACCCGCGATCAGTACGGGAAAGAGATTACCACCGAGCCTGTTATCGCGACCGTTACCGGCGTTATCACTGAATACTCCACTCGTGAAATCGACGGCTCTCTGATTGCTACAGGCGATAAGAAACTGGCGGCCACGTTTGAAACGGAAGTGCGCATTGGCGACCTCATTGATATCGACGGCAAAAAGTGGCGCGTGGTTCAGCCGAATCCGGTTAAGCCCGCAGATGTGCTGATCTCCTACAACATCCAGCTGAGGACCTGATTATGACCAGTTCTGCAAATCAGCCGTTCCTGGCTGCCATTGAATTGTTCGTGGATAGCTCGAAGCAGGAGATGGACGAGGTGGTGCGCCGGACGGGTATAAAAATCCTCGCTCAGCTGGTGGAGATGTCCCCGGTAGGCCAGCCTGATATCTGGCAGGTCAACCAGACTGCTACGGCATACAACACTGCGGTGCGGGAGCATAACGCGACCCTGCGTGATAATCCCGACAACCTGACCAAATCAGGACGGCTTAAGCGTGGCCTGAGAGTTAACGACTCGATGGACATCAAAAAGCCAGATGGCTATGTCGGGGGGCGCTTCAAGAACAACTGGTATGTGGGGCTTGATAGCCAGCCAACAGAGTCGAACGATACCCCAGACGCTTCCGGCCAGGGATCTAACTCCCGCGGGATGGCGGTGCTTGAGGTGTTCAGAGTGGGACAGGTCAGCTCGATTTACTTCACCAACAACCTGTCGTATGCCCAGGAGCTGGAAAACGGTCATTCCACCCAGGCGCCGGGCGGGATGGTGGGTATTACAGCTATCGACGCCGCGCAGTTATTCCGTGAGGCAATGAGCGAGGTGCGCAATGGTCGCTGACCAGTCAATGCGTATCGCTGACCTGCTGGAAGGTCGCGTCGCGGTTATCTGCTCCTCGCTCGGGCTGCCGGTGGCCTGGCCAAACATCGCGTTTACTCCACCAGATGATGCGCCTTACGGGCGTGTTTACGTTCTGCCTGCGCAAACTGTGGGGCAGGATCTGGAAGGTCAGTTGCGTACATATCAGGGCATTCTCCAGATCAACATCATCGCGCCGGCAGGCGGCGGGGTGACGCTGGCAAGGGGGCTGGCAAAGTCTGTTGCCGATGCCTTCCATGAAGGGCTGCCGCTGGTGGACGGCGATTTGACCGTCTACATCAACGGCCCGCCGCAGGTGCGCACGCCGATACAGGATCGCCCGACATCTGCACCAAACGGCAGTAGCGGCTCCATCACCTACACCACCCCCGTCAGCATGCAGTACCGCGCTGATTACTGACCCGCCGCCCGGCGGGTTTTTTATTACCTAAATTCAGGAGAGTGCTATGGCATTCGCAATCCCTAACGGCTCGCGTGTGAACGTGGCCAAGGCCTATCAAGCCCCAATCACCTTTACCGCAGCCTCTAACGCGACGGAATGCGAACTGACCGTTGCATCGGCCTCCGGCATTCTGGCCGGTGACGTAGTTCAGGTGAGTTCCGGCTGGTTAAAGCTCGATAACATGGTGCTGCGCGTCAAATCGGTGACCAGTAATAAAATCGTGCTGGAAGCATTCGATACTACCGACACCACCAAATTCCCGGCAGGCACTGGCGCGGGCACGCTGCGTAAAATCGACTCATGGATCACCATGCCTCAGGTGATGACACTGTCAACTGAAGGTGGTGACCAGCAGACCATCAGCGTGCAGTTCCTGGAAGATGATAAAGCGCGAACCATCCCAACGTTTAAAAACGCGGTGGTTCAGGTTTACACCTTTGCGCATGACCCTCAACTGGCGATCTACAAACGCCTCATTGACCTGGATGACTCCAGCGACACCACCGCGGTCTGGTTCCATAACCCACGCGGCAAAGCTGATCGTTTCTACTCAGCCAAAGTATCGTTCCAGCGCGTACCGCGCACGGAAATCAACGCCGTGGAAAGTAACGAGGCGCGCATGAACTTCGAATCGGACATGCAGATTTACCCGATCGCCGATTCATCCGTTACGCCGCTGGCGTTCCTGACCGACCTGCCGGCCACCAAATCGGTTGCCACAGGCACAGCGCTGGATCTGGCGGTGGTAATGAAGGGCGGCTCAGCACCTTACACCTACGTTTGGAAGAAAGGCAGCACCGCTATTCCGGGCAAAACCGCTTCGACGCTCAACATTTCGTCCGTCGCGTCCGGGGATGCTGGCGTTTACACCTGTGAAGTCACCGACGCCGCGGGCAAAACCATCACCTCTGCTGCGTGTACTGTCACGGTCAGCTAACCAATCAGGCCCGGTAAGCCGGGCTTTTTTTTTGGAGTAACCCATGAGCGGAACAATTGAGATTAGTGAGGTTGGGATGACAGTCAATATGGCTGGTGGCGGGAAAATAGTTATCGGCAATTGGGGTGATGGCCCAGTAAATACAATAACCGCTCGGCCACCCCTTACCCCGGAAGAGGGGCTTTACGGTCACGGGCTATGTCTCCTGCCTGATGGATGGGAAGATCTAAGCGGTGATGGACACTGGCAACATCACCTCACTAAATCTTTGCGTCATCTTTGGCCGTCGTTCAGCAGGGAACAGAAGATGGCTATCGCTTACTCCATCAGCGAACTGTCAGATGAGCTGACGAACACCGCATACGAAGGCTCCAGGTAAAAACACATCTGCGCATCGCACGCGCACATCGAAGAAAGTCTTTCAGCTGTGAGCCTGGGCAAACCGTTAACTTTCGGCGGATTTGCCGTGCGACAGGCTCACGTCTAAAAGGAAAATTAAAATGTCAGAACCTTCAATCGTCCCTTACGTAAAAACCACTCCCAAACCTTTTGGTGTGGACGTCGAATGGAAATGGCCGGGTGGCTGCGCGGTGCTAGAACTGCAATGCCTTCATGAAGATGGCCGACTTATGAAAAAACGCATCTTCTGGCCAGCTACCGTATGCCTTATTTCCGGCCTCAAAGCTGGTGAGAGATTGCAGGTGCGCCTGCGTCCAATTGCAGAAGATGGCTCAGCACGAGATTGGCGAGCCGGTGACTGGATCGAAGGGGTTTCTTCTGTCGATGTCGGAGAAATTGTAGAGGCGCTGGACGAAGAGATCCGTAACAGCTGCGCACTTCATGGCCTTAAAGGTGGCTGGTTTGTCGATAAAACCGGCAAGGCTTACATCCACGAAGCGCTGATTGGCGATGGCGTAGTGTCTCAAAACTACAGCGTTAAATTAAACGTCGCCGGCAAAGGCAAGCCGCACGAAGCTGGCATGACCCTCGGTGTTGAAGGTGAGCATAGCAAGGTTGAGTTTCTGGCCGATCGCTTTAAGGTACATGAAGCCGCTTCATCCATCATCGAGAACGCCGTCGCAACAAGCGCGAAGACGAAGATTAGGCTTGGCGATGAAATGAAACAGGCCATCATTGATGCCGTGCGTGAAAGCGATTTGTTCGCAGCCCTCCAGGCAAAGATTGATGCGCAGACAGCTTCAGTAGTTGGCCTGCAACAGGCGATGCACGAAGCGGTGAACGATGCTCTCCTCAATGCGCTCAAGCCAGGCGGTCTGCTGTACAAACGATAACCCCCCATCACGCACTCGAATATTCAACCCGCTACGGCGGGTTTTTCTTTTCTAAGGAACCGAAATGACTAAGTTCTCACTCATCCCCACTCCTACATTTTCTGTGACCGCGAGCATTCCGCGCGCTGGCGCCGAAGACGGCAAACTGACTTTCACTTTCCGCCATAAGACACTGGAAGAGCTGCGCTCTATGGACGAAAAGCTGCAAAAGTCCGCTGAAGGTAAAAAGGGTGCTATCGAGCCGCAGGCCGACTACCTCATGGAAATTGTCGAGGGGTGGGCACTACCTGACGAGTTCACCCGCGACAACGTTATTGTCCTTCTTCAGAACTACCCGCGCGCGTTCGACAGCATCGGTCTGGCCTACACCAAAGAGCTGATGGGTATCCGCGAAAAAAACTGAGGCAGGTCGCCGCAGCGTTGTATACGCCGGGGCCGACTCTCGCGGAGCTGAGCGCTTTTGGTTTGACGCCTGAGGACGTGGAGGAAGAGGTGGGGATCCTGCCATCCATATGGGAGGCCTTTACTGTCTTCTCCGCCCTGGCGACCCAATGGCGCGTAGGCGCGAGCGGTGCGACCGGTCTTGATTACAACGTTCTCCCCTGGATGTTCGAGTTACACGGGGTTGAGGATGCGGCGGCCTGCATGGCTGACCTTCAGATTATGGAAAGCGAGGCTCTCAAGGTAATGCATAAGGAGACGAAATAATGACAGACCAGATCGCCTCGATTACTTTGCGGGCCGATGTTTCTGACCTGAAAACAGCCAGCAACGAACTGGATAAACTCGGCCAGGCGGCGGCCGGTGCTGTAGATAAAGCAGATGATCTGAATAGCGTGTTTCGCGCTGGCGCTGAATCTGCGAAGCAAGGCAGTGAAGGTCTCAAGGAGCAGCAGAACGCGCTCAAAGGGCTGCTGGAGAATATCGACCCGGTTACCAAAGCCTTAAACCGGCTGGATGAGCAGCAAGAATCGCTGCGGAAATTCCAGGCCAAAGGTTTCCTGGATACCGATACCTTCCAGGCTTACAACAAAATCCTGGATGACACCCGCCTCAAGCTGACCGACACCGGAGAAGCCGCGGCGCGTGCTCAGGCCGAATTAGCCGCTACCCAGGCGGCAGAGAAGCAGTCCGCAGCGTTAAAGAATCTCCTGGGTTCCATCGACCCGACAATCCGTGCGTTCAACTCACTGGATGAACAGCACGCACAGCTGGTGGCCCATTTTGAAGCAGGCCGCATTAACGGCGCGCAGTTCGAGCACTTCAACACAATCCTTAACCAGACGCGTGAGCGCCTCTCTGGTGTCGCTGACATACTGCCAGAGGCGCTATCCCGGCAGGAAACTGCTGCCCGTCGTGCTGGAATTTCCGTTGGCCAGTACAGCGCCGCGCTGCGCACTCTGCCGGCGCAGTTCACCGATATCGCGACACAGCTGGCTGGAGGCCAATCCCCTTTCCTGATCTTGCTCCAGCAAGGCGGGCAAATTAAGGATTCTTTTGGTGGATTAGGCCCAATGCTCCAGGCTTTGCGGGACGCATTGTTTGGGTTTAACGAAGAGAGCAGAGAAACATCCGAGTCGGCAGCAGGCATTAGTGACGCTGCTGAAGGACTTAACAACACCAGTGAGGCAGCGGAGAAGCTGGGGCGGGCGGGTGGCCTGTTAAATACCTTTAACCTTGCGATTGCTGGCTCGGTGGGTTTGCTGGCTCTTCTGGCTGGGGCTGCCTACAGTTCATCCCAGCAGTTCGACAATGTTGCCAGATCGCTCATTTTGATGGGCGGGGCTGGCTTTTCCTCCATGCAGCAACTGAACGACGCGGCAAAAGATGTTGCTGATAACGCTGGTGCTTCTTTGGCTGAGTCTGTTGATACCCTGGTCCAACTAAACGACACCGGGAAGTATACCGCCGACCAGATGACCAAAATTGCCAAATCCATTCTGGCTATGGGTGATGCAGGGCTGGATACGAAGGCTGCGCTGGCGGATTTTTCACGACTGGCAAACGATCCTATTAAAGCCCTGGCGAGCTTGAACCAGCAATATGGCTTTGTTGATGAAGCCATGATGAAGCACCTCATTACCCTGGAGAAAACGAAGGGGAAAACAGCAGCGGCAAACGAAGCTATAACGCTTTTTGCCGACACCATGGAGGATCGCAGTAATAAAATTGTAGAGGCTACCGATAATATCGGGCAGGCGTGGAACGGGCTTAAAGCTTTCTCCTCCGACATTTTCGGTCAAATCGGGGTTACCGTGCGCGCCTGGGGAAACCAGATCATCGATATCTTCGAACTTGTTAAAGCTTCGATTAAAGACCTCTTCCTCAACATTACTTCACTGGACGCCAAATTCACCGGCACTATTGCTGGCTGGGCTGAAAAAATCCCTGGTGGCGGGGCGCTGGCTAATTTTCTTGGCATGGATGTAGAGGCCATGAAAAAGGCCGGGGATGAAGCGGACAAAGAAATTGAGGCGAATAAAAAACGCTATAACGAACTTTGGAAGCGCGTCACTGCGCCTAACGCACAGGCAAACTATGAGGCTGAAGCGCGAGGGGCCAACGTAAAAGGCGATGGCGGAACAAGTCGAGAATCGAGAGACGCAGTCTCTAAGCTTGCACAAGACTCAGCCAAAAAGACCAAAGAGGCGAAAGCCACTCTGGAAGCTGGCGATCGCACCCTGGAGAACTACCGCGCCCAGGCCAGAACGTTAACTGAAACGCTCGAGACCCTCCGGCAAACAGGCGAAACCCACGCTAAAAACACCGAGTTCAGTAAACAGCAATCTCGATTTGCTGAATTGGATGAGGCAGCCAAAACCCGCGCGCTGACTGCTCAGGAAAAATCTTTACTGTCGAGCCGTGAGGCGATTCTGAACGCCGCCAAGGTGGTTGATCAAAAGAACAAGGAAGTAGAGGCGCAGCAGAAGATTAACGGCCTGGCGCAGCAAGCGAATAAATACGTCACGCAGATGACGGAAAAAACCGATGCATTGCGTGATAGTGCAGGCCTCAGCAGTCGGCAAACGCAGCGCATGATGGAAGAGGCGCAGCTTCGCCAGGGCTGGCTCAACGGTGGCGGTAAGCTTGACGATGCCGGTTATAAAAAAGAACTGGCGGCTCTCAGGAAATATTATGCCGAAGAGGATAAATTACGGGGCGACTGGAAAGCAGGGGCTGTTGCTGGCTGGAATGAATATCTGGATGCCGCTACCAACACCTACGACGCAGTGAAGAACGTTGCCAGTTCCACGCTGACCGGCCTGAGCAACATGCTTACTGAGCTTATGACAACTGGCACAGCGTCAGTTAAAGAGTTCGGCAAATCTATGCTCAAGATGATCCTCGAGATAACCAACCAACTTATAGTGGCCTATACAGTACAGGCCGCGATGGGCTGGATAAGCGGTGGCAGTAAAGGCTGGGGCACACCAGGGGGATCATATGCTAACGCTGCTGCTGGCGTAACGTTCAATGCCAAAGGCGGCGTGTATGATTCATCCGGGTTAAGTAAGTATGTGAATGGCGTCTACGATTCTCCTCAATACTTCACGTTCCAGGGGGCGTCGAAGTTTGCCAAAGGTGGCGTCTTTGGAGAAGCTGGGCCGGAAGCTATTATGCCGTTAGCTAAAGATTCAGCAGGGCGGTTGGGAGTGCGTGCCCAGGGCGGTGGCGGTATGGCTCCGGTTATTAATACCACCGTTAACGTTGATGCTGGTGGTTCTGCAACTGCTCAGTCTTCCAGCTCAGGTGATGCTATGGGCCGTACCCTTGCTGATGAAATGCAGAACGCTGCGTTGCAGGTTATCCAGAAGCACCTTAAGCCTGGAGGCATGATCTACAACTTCAGTAAAGGCAGGTAGTGTTTGCGTCGTCCCCTGGTTAATATGATGAAAACCATAAAAATCAGGGGATGATTGTGTTAAAAAAAATCTTTAAGAAGATCTTAAGAACCATTGGACTATTACTGCTTCTGATTGTAGTGATTATTGTTGCAGCGCTGGTTAACAAACCTTCAGAACAAGAAAAGAAGCAAAAAGAAGCCAAGGAACTTACGGATAAAAAACTGGATGAGCTTCGCGATGCCTGTGAAGCTTACGTAAGGATGTCAGTCATTAACAAAAGCACCCTGGATATGTCGGTGTTTGGCTCGAACAGATGGCTCGGTGACGACGGTAAGTTTTACGCCACGCAGGAGTTTAGCGCCAAAAATAAATTTGGTCTTGAGCAGAAATTCAGGGCTGAATGTATTGAAGACAAGGATGGGAAGACTGATTACCGGCTTGTAGAAATGAATGGAAGTTAAACCAAAATGGTTTGATATCTTTCCCTCCCATGCTTTCAACCAATATTAAGCCTCGCACATGCGGGGCTTTTTTTATGGAGTAAATATGGCAGTTGAAACATATAGCTGGCGCTCTCAGCTCGGTGCTGGCGCGATTGAATATAGCCAGACGGTGCGCGCGGCGCAGTTCGGCGATGGCTATGAGCAGGTGGCTGAGAATGGCATCAACTCCACAGCCATTCAGGTGCCGATGAAGCATACAGGAGCAGAGGCTGAGGTTGATGCAGTCCGTGATTTCCTCCTGGCTCATACCGTGAAGGCCTTCATCATCACGCCGCCGGGAGAAGAGAAGGGGCTTTACCGTGTAGTCGCAGATTCTGTGCGGAAAAATCAGATCAGCAGCAAATTCGCTGAGCTGACATTCACTATCAAACGGGCTTATGGGGTGTATGCATAATGGCATTAGTCGATCAGGCGGCAATGCTGGCGCCGGGTGGCAGGGTCCGCCTGGTTGAAGTTGACGCCTCAGAGTTCAGTGGCGGGATCCACCGATTCCACTACGCACCTTTCCCCCATACACCCGAAGAGATCGATGTTGCCAATGGAGATGAACAAAAGCTTGGACCCAAGCCAATCGTCTTCGGAGGCAACACCTACGATTTTTGGCCGTTTCAGGTTTCAGGCCTGGAGCTTTCAACAGACCAGGCGGCGGAGCCCACCCTCAGCGTCTCAAACCTTGACGGCCATATCACTGCGCTGTGCCTGCAATTTAAGGACATGGTTAACGCCAAAGTGGGCATTATCGATACCTATGCGGTCTATCTCGATGCTGTGAATTACCATGGTGGCGTAAACCCTGCAGCTGACTCGTCAATGTTCACCCTTCAGACTTTCTGGCTTGACACCAAAACCTCCGAAGACGACGAAGTGGTTTCATGGTCACTCAGTAGCCCCGCAGACTTGCAGGGGCTTGTTATCCCAACCAGACAAATCACCTCGCTCTGCGAATGGGCGCTACGCGGGCAGTACCGGAGCGGCGATGGATGCACCTATAACGGCACTGCGTATTTCGACGCTAAAGGGAATCAGGTATCAGATCCTGCCCTTGATGTGTGTGGTGGTTGCCTCAGTGACTGCCGTAAACGATTTGGCGCTGACCTGGCAGACCCTGACGCGGCCATCCTCGATTTCGGCGGTTTCCCGGCCACAGTACTTTTCACGCGATAACCGGACATCTCAATGAACAAAACCATAATGGCAGCTATCCGGGCGCATGCACTGGAGGAATCCCCGCGTGAGTGCTGTGGCTTCGTTATTCAGTCTGGCCGTCGCCAGCGCTACATTCCCGTGCCGAATACGCACGAAAATCCGACAGAACATTTTCGCATCGACGGCGAGCACTGGGCTAACGCCGAAGATATCGGGACGATTATTCGCGTCATCCACTCCCACCCTGGCGACGGTGCCCGGCCTATTCCGTCCGATCTGGACCGACAACAGTGCAATAACTCCGGCGTGATATGGGGTATTTACGCTCCGGACAGCGATGAATACGCCGAGATAATGCCGGAGGCGGTGCCACTTATTGGGCGTCCGTTTATCCTGGGCTCGAATGACTGCTGGGGGCTGATTATGGACTGGCATGCCATCCAGGGCGTCACGCTGAACGATTTTCGCGTCGATTACCCATGGTGGGAAAGCCAGTACCCCGACAATCTCTATTTCGAAAACTGGGAGCGGGAAGGGTTCGCTGAGTGCGATCCGGCACCAGGCTGTATGGTCATCATGCAGGTTGAATCCGATAAGTGGAACCATGCGGGCATCATCACTGAAGAGGGAGAACTGCTCCATCACCTTTACGGCCAGCCTTCATGTATTACCCCGTATGCCCGAGGCTATTTCAAAGACCGCACGATGATCTGCGTTCGTCACAAAGACCTGCCACAGGAGATAAAGCCATGGCGCGTTTAACCACTATTCGTCTGTATGGCGCACTGGGCGCCAGGTTCGGGCGCGTGCACAAACTGGCAGTGCAGACATCTGCCGAAGCGGTCAAAGCCCTGTGTATCAACTTCGATGGGCTGGAAGACTATCTGATGAATGCCAAAAAAAATGGCATGACCTTCGCGGTGTTTCGCGGTAAGCGCAACATAGGCGTGCAGGACTTCCAGGAGCTGGCAGGCGATAGCGATATTCGCATAGCGCCAGTTATGGAAGGGGCGAAGAAGGCCGGCATGTTCCAGACAATCCTCGGCGCCGTGATGGTTGTTGCTGGTGTTATTACTGGAGTGGCAACCGGCTGGACGGGCGCAGGTTTGACATTTGGGGCCGGACTTATCATGTCGGGCGCGTCAATGATGGCGGGCGGTATTTACCAGATGCTTTCGCCCCAGCCCAAAGGGTTACAGGGTCGCGATGACCCGGACAACAAGCCCAGTTATGCCTTCGGCGGCGCGGTTAACTCTTTGGCGATGGGTAATCCGGTCCCGCTGCTGTACGGCGAGCGCGAGATTGGCGGCGGGATCATCAGTGCCGGCATCGTCGCCGAAGACATTTAATATTTCCTTCTCTGACCAATAAGCACCCAATCGGGTGCTTTTTTTATGGACGCAATATGGAAACCATCACTGGTGCAAAAGGTGGCAGTCAGAAGCAACACACGCCCGTTGAACAGCCAGATTCAGCACAGTCCATGGCGCGCTGCCGCATGTTGCTGGCGCTCGGTGAAGGTGAGTTTGCTGGTGGCCTGGATGCGACCCGGATATTCCTGGACGGTACGCCGCTGGGAAACTCAGACGGAACGATGAACTTTGAAAACGTTTCCTGGGAATTTCGGCCAGGAACACAGACCCAGACGCCGATTCCGGGTTTCCCCGCAGTGGAGAACGAAACTACAGTCGGCGTATCGCTGACAAAAGCCACGCCCTGGACGCGCGCGCTGAGCAACACCCAGATTGACGCTGTGCTAGTTCGCATTGGTATTCCGGGTTTGCAGCAGCAGGAAAACGACGCGGATATTGTCGGCACTACCGTAAAGTACCATATCGATCTTGCTGTAGATGGTGGTGCGTTCTCTACGGTCATGACAAGAACTGTCACAGAGAAACTCAGTTCGCTCTATGAACTAACCCACCGTATTAATCTTCCCAAAGCCAGCACTGGCTGGCAAATTCGCGTGGTACGCGACACTGACGACAGCACCAGTCAGATGTTACAGAATAAAACGCAGGTACAGGCAATCACTGAGGTGATTGATGCGCGCCTGCGCTATCCCCATACGGCGCTGCTGTATGTGTCGTTCAACGCCAAATCGTTCAACAATATCCCGAAGGTTTCCTGTAAACCTAAGGGGCGCATTATCCGCATCCCTTCGAATTACGATCCGATAGCCCGAACCTATAGCGGCACATGGGACGGGACGTTTAAGTGGGGCTGGACGAATAACCCAGCATGGATCTGGTTCGATGTGCTCACTGAGCCGCGTTTCGGACTTGGCCGCCGCGTGACGCCAGAAATGCTCGATAAATGGGAGCTTTATCGCATAGCGCAGCGCTGTGATCAGCTTGTACCAGATGGAAAAGGCGGTAGCGGCACAGAGCCGCGCTTCATGTTTGACGTGTACATTCAGGCGCAGGCCGACGCCTGGCAGGTGATCAAGGATATCGCCGCAGGCTTTAACGGCATGACGTTCTGGGGAAACAACATGTTCAATGTTGTCTCAGACATGCCGGCGGACACGTCGAAGCTTCAGATACTGACGCGCGCCTCGGTAGTGGGTAAACCGGTCTACTCGAGCGGCAGTGAGAAAACCCGCTTTTCAAGCGCGCTGATCAACTTCAGCGACCCGGATAACCATTATCAGGACCGCACCACGGCGGTTATGTTTCCGGACCTGGTTAAACAATTCAAGTTTAAGCAGACGCAAATCACTGCGATCGGCTGTACCCGCGAGAGTGAGGCTCAGCGCCGTGGCGGGTGGGCTGTGTACTCCAACTCACTTGACCGGATTATCACGCTACAGACCGGGCTTGATGGCTATGTCTACGTGCCGGGCACCGTGTTTGCATTTGCCGACGAACGCCTTTCAGGACGTGTTTATGGCGGGCGTATAACCGGATATAACGCCGGGTTGAAAGCTGTGACAACCGATCGTGGTACCAGTGCCGTTGCGGGTGACACACTGATGATCCGCACACGGGGCGGTACCGTTGAAAGCAGGGTGATCCAGGCCGTAAACGGCACGCAGCTGGTGGTCGCCACACCTTTCACGGCAGAGCCGTTACCCAATGCTGTATTCGTCATTGATGCCGGGCAGTTACGCCTGCAATACTTCCGCGTTACGAACCTGAGATTTGATGATGAAGAAAACACCTTCACAATCACCGGGGCCGAATATAACGCATCAAAATATGATGCGGTCGACAACAATGCCCGCCTGGACACGCCGCCAATCAGTCTGATACCAACCGGCCTCGTAAACCAGCCGACCAACATCGCGGTAGCGAGCTATGACGCAGTGCGCCAGGGGCAGCGAGTGGCTACCCTGACGGCATCCTGGGATGCGCCGGTCGACAAGAACGGCAAACCACAGGCGGATGTCATAGCCTATCGGGTGCAGTGGAAGCGCGGCGACAATGAGTGGGTTAACGTACCGGAGACCGGTCTTCGCAATATCGAAGTGCCTGGCATTTTCGAGGGTGATTATCTGGTCCGTGTACGCGCGATCAACTCCGGCGGTGCGTCGAGTCTCTGGGCAACTTCCGCGATTACACACCTGAAGGGACGCGCGGGTGATGTACCCAAACCTGTCGGGCTTAAAGCCTCCGAAGACGTCGTATTCGGAATTAACGTCACCTGGGGATTCCCGGCGAATACCGGCGACACCCTGAGCACTGAGCTGCAATACAGCATTGCCGCTGACGGTTCGAATCCGATGCTTTTGGCATCTGTACCGTATCCGCAGAAACTTTATCAGCAGATGGGGCTGAAGGCAGGGCAGGAATTCTGGTACCAGGCACGGCTTGTTGACAGGATCGGGAATCAGAGCGGATGGACCGACTGGGTGCGAGGACAGGCCAGCATCGACGTTTCCGATATCACCGATGCAATCCTGGAGGACATCAAAAGTTCTGAAGTCTTCAAGGACCTAATTGAGGATGCAGTAGCCAGCAGCGAGAAACTGGCCGAACTTTCTGACGCGATTAAGAAGAACGCCGATGGTCTGGCTGCAGCAGTAGGTTCGAATAAGCAGACAGCAGAAGCAATCATTGGCAACGCCCTGGCTATTGCTGATGTTGTTGTGCGCCAGACTGCGCAGCAGGGGGCTAACTCTGCGAAATTCGAACAGCTCCGGGAGGTGATCGCCACTGAGACGGAAGCGCGCGTCACGGATGTTACTCGCCTTGAGGCAAAAACTGCGCAGAATGAAGCCGGAATTACTGATGTTCGCCAGGCTTTAGCAACGGAAACTGAAGCTCGCGCTTCTGCGGTAAGTCAATTGACGGCTGCCACTCAGGCCGCATCTGACAAAGCTGATTCAGCAGCTGCTGTAGGTGCTCAGAATACAGCATCAATCACTGACCTTAGCCAGGTTGTCACGGACCTCGATTCCTCAATGGCATCACGCCTGGAAGAGCTGGGTGCACAAACTGATAAGGCCAGCGGCGGTATTCAGAACAATGCTATCGCGCTGATCACCAGTACGCTCGCGCAGGTTAACCAGCGCAACCTCCTGAGCGTCCAATATGGAGATAACAAAGCCAGTATCGATCGAGTAGACAATGTGATGGCCGACGCCAGTAAAGCTGTCGCTGAGTCATTGCGCACCTTGGATTCCAGCACCGGTGGAAACACCGCGAATGTCACTGACTTGTCAAAGACGCTCGCTGACTTCACTCAGGTGTCTGCTACGCAAATCAACTCGCTGAAGGTCACGGTTAACGGTCAGTCTGCAGCGATTATCCAGAACAGCCAGGTATCAGCGGACATCAATAACAACCTGAATGCGATGTACAGCATCAAGGTTGCCGTGGATGCGAACGGAAAACAGTATGCTGCTGGTATGGGGATTGGTGCTCAGAATACGCCAGCGGGTATGCAGTCGCAGGTGCTCTTCCTGGCAGACCGCTTCGCTGTGATGACTCAGGCTGGCGGCGCCGTGACTCTTCCGTTTGTTATCCAGAACGGGCAGGTGTTCATCCGTGACACCTTCATTCAGGACGGCACTATCAGCAACGCAAAGATTGGTAATTTTATCCAGTCGAATAATTATGTTGCTGGCTCTGTTGGGTGGAAACTGGATAAGTCCGGGACGTTTGAGAACTACGGTTCGACAGCCGGGGAAGGGGCCATGAAGCAGACCAACCAGACAATCAGCGTCAAAGACGGCAGTAACGTTCTCAGGGTGCAGGTTGGCCGATTAACGGGGGTGTTCTGATATGGCTTACGGAATACAGACCTGGGATGCTTCAGGAAAACCTAACAACTATGGCATCAAACCCGTTTCCGTCGTTGGGCGAATACAGCTGGCTGCCGGGCAAACCTCCGGCAGCTGGTCTTTTACGGTGCCCTCAGGAATGAAAGTTGGTTTTGTTCTTTCACTTGATGAAGGAGGTAACAGCGTAGGGCGGCGCATTGTCGCGTCAGGGGGCACAATAACCGTAAGCGCAGCATCTTCTGTAGGCCTGGGTAATTATCCGGCCTCAAAGTGTGAAGTGGTCGTTTTCATGGAGAAAGCATAATGGCCGAATTTGGCGCGATGATATTAATGGACAATGGGAACCCATTTGTAACGCCCCAGTCAACGCCTTTTTGTCTTTACGGCAAGTACACTTTCAACTCCTCTGCTAATGGCAGTTCGCAGCAGGTTGCTCAGAATATTGCATTAAATGCTGACTACCCTGTGATGGTATTTATCAGGACCACAAATACCGCCCAGCCCACGCCAGTAATATCTTACCGGAACGGCGGAAATGTATATGTCGCGGGGGTTAATCCCTATAACCAGAGCTTCACGTTAACCGCATATATATTTGCCATATTTCCCCAGGCGTTACCTAAATGGGGGATGGCCATCTGGGATGCGGCAGGAAAGCTGGTGCTCACTAATGAGTCCCGGGTATTGTCAGACCTACAGACAATTGGAACGCCTGGCGCAAACGGCGGGATAAATATCGATCAGACACTTAGCGGGTCATGGGCTGTTGCACCTGCACAGCTTGGCCAGAGCATCGTTGTGAATAACTCAACCCAGCCTCCGACAGTTTATACCATTAATGCTTATTCGGCGTGCAGGTTTGACGGGGCCAATACAAGGATAAACGCAGGGGGGACCTCCACTGGTACAGGCTCTCCGGGAGGGGGAACGAATACTGGGATTTCCTTAACCGCGATAAATACAGCGGCCTATGACTGATTGATCGTTTTTGGCGATCAATAACTGATAATTGATCTATCCAATCAATTATACCCACCTCTTTCATATTGGTATTGTCTAAGTTCATGAATACCTCTGGATATCATCAAAATGATTAAGCGACTTATCTGTTTGGCTGGGGCTGTCATGCTTTCAGGCTGTGCTGGCGTACTCGAGAAACAGGGACCAGTTTGCAGCGGCACGGCCATCGTTGGTGGTCAGGAAAATACGGTTCAGATTTACGGTGTGCGCAAACAAAACAATCAGACGCAGTACCGGGCTGGATACCCATTCAGCTGGCGCTGGGTAAGTGCGAACACATTTACCGAAACAACCTGCAAATAACCCATAACGTTTAAATAAAACCTCGCCACGGCGGGGTTTTTTATTACCTGGAGATAATATGATTTATACCACTGGCACTATTGCCATCAGCGGAAATACCCTTACAGGTACCGGCACAAACTTTACTGCTGCGGGCTCACTTATTCGTAACGGCTGTACTGTTATCGCCCTGACAAGCCCGGCGCAGGTTTTCCAGATTACCGCGATTGGAAGCGCAACCTCTCTTACCGTTACGCCAGCTGCTAACCCTGCCGTACCTTCTGGATCTAAATACGCCATTCTTCTGAGCGACAGCCTTAGCGTTGACGGTCTGGCGCAGGACATTGCTGAAACCTTCACGATGTACCAGCGCTACATGAGCGGATTTGCTGATGTGATGAACGGTACTACAGACGTCACTATCACGATTAACGGTGTGGCCGTTACCGTACCGGGTCAGAAATCGCTGGCGAAGAAAGGGGCTAACAGCGATATAACCAGCCTAAGCGGCCTGACTACCGCGCTCAGTATCAGCCAGGGCGGTACAGGTGCAAAGAATGCTGCTGACGCTCGCACAAACCTCGGTTTGGGAAGTGCCGCCACCAAAGATGTTGGCCCCAATACTGGTAATGTCCTGGGAGTTGGATATTTTGGTTTCGGAACTCCAACTATTAACGTTTTAGGAAGTACAGAATCAGGGTTTTATGGTATTGACAGCTCTGGTACTTCCTGGGCGCCGCAAGCAGGATCTGGAATTGTATGCGGGTATGACCCAACTCGCCGACAGCAAATATTTACAGGAGTATCCGGCAATCTTTTTGTCAGGAACCTGGCTAGTGCTGCTATGAATACTCCTTCGTCCACCATTCCATGGACACAGATGCAGTCTGTTGGAACATCAGATATTAATTTTAAACACGTCAACGGCGATCTCGATGTTGCTGATTCTCTTGAAAACATCTGTCAAATGGAGTTTAAGCGATTCTACTATCTTGATGATGATGAGCAGACAGAGCGCCGTGGCGTAATTGCTCAGCAGATCGAACAAATCGACAAGCAATATGTTCACTCTGCTGAGGGCGTAGGGAAAATGACGCTCGACCTTAACCCGCTGATGATGGATGCCCTGGCAGCCATAAAGGCACTTAACGCAAAGGTAGTAGAGCTTAGTAAACAGGTTGATGAGCTAAAACAGGGTGGAGCTTGA